TGCAGATTTTGGTCTGTACGGAACCCGGGGGTTTCGCGGTTTCCCCGAAATGGGGTCTGACCTGCGGTTTTCGCCAACACTTGTTGATTCCCGAAATGGGAGGAAGTCATGCCACCTGTACCTAAAGATCCTTCTGTGCGTGCTCGTCGCAATAAGTCTTCGACTCGGGCTACGTTGTCGGCGGATCATGATGTGGTGGCACCAGACCTGCCGGATGGTGTTGCGTGGCATCCGTTGACGGTGCGCTGGTGGAATGACATTTGGGCGTCGCCGATGGCCCCGGAGTACACAGACTCGGACATCAACGGGTTGTTCCGTGTGGCGATGCTCTATAACGATTTTTGGACTGCCGATAACGCGAAGGCGCGGGCGGAGGCTCAGGTTCGGTTGGAGAAGGCCGACACTGATTACGGGACGAATCCGTTGGCCCGTCGCCGACTGGAATGGCAGATTGAGGCCACCGAGGATTCGAAGGCAAAGGGGTCGAAGCGGCGGAAGTCGGAGGCTGCGCCGGTGTGCCCACCGGAGCCTGGTGACGATCCTCGTTTGAAGCTTGTGACCTGACGGCCTTATGGCTGTCTTGCAAGTCCCTCCTGTGGATTTAACGTTTCCTACGTTAGGTCCCCAGGTGTGCGACTTCATTGAGGATCGGATGGTGTTCGGCCCTGGCTCACTGTCGGGGCAGGCCGCACGTCTCGATGATGAGAAGCGCGCGCTGGTGTATCGGCTGTACGAGCTGCATCCGCGGGGGCACCACTTAGCTGGCCGTCGGCGGTTCGAGCGGGCCGGTGTTGAACTCAGGAAGGGTGTAGCCAAGACCGAGTTCGCGGCGTGGATTTGCGGTGTGGAGCTGCACCCGGAGGCTCCGGTTCGGTGTGACGGGTTTGACGCCGCTGGGAATCCCGTGGGGCGGCCGGTGCGGTCGCCGGTGATTCCGATGATGGCGGTCACCGAGGAACAGGTGTCGGAGCTGGCGTTCGGTGTGCTGAAGTACATCCTGGAGAACGGCCCTGATGCTGATCTGTTTGATATCAGCAAGGAGCGGATCGTCCGGTTGTCACCTTCGGGTGGTGAGGATGGGTTCGCTGTTGCTGTGTCGAATGCTCCGGGGTCTCGTGATGGCGCGCGGACAACGTTTCAGCATTTCGATGAGCCGCACCGGTTGTTTATGCCGAGGCATCGTGACGCGCACGAGACGATGTTGCAGAATATGCCGAAGCGTCCGATGGAGGACCCGTGGACGTTGTACACGTCGACGGCTGGGCAGCCGGGGCAGGGCAGCATCGAAGAGGATGTGCTTGCCGAGGCGGAGTCTATCGCCAGGGGTGAGCGGCAGGACCCGTCGCTGTTCTTTTTCCGCCGTTGGGCTGGCGATGAGCACGATGATTTGTCGACGGTGGAGAAGCGTGTCGCTGCTGTCGCGGATGCTACCGGTCCTATTGGGGAGTGGGGTCCGGGTCAGTTTGAGCGGATCGCGAAGGACTACGACCGTACCGGTATTGATCGCGCGTACTGGGAGCGGGTCTATCTGAATCGGTGGCGTAAGTCGGGCTCGCAGGCGTTCGATATGACACGCCTGGTGCAGTGTGATGAGACGGTCCCAGATGGAGCGTTCGTCACTGCTGGGTTTGACGGGTCGCGGTGGAGAGATGCGACGGCTGTCGTGGTCACTGAGATTGCGACGGGCCGGCAGATGTTGTTGGGCTGTTGGGAGCGTCCCGAGAACGTCGAAGAGTGGGAAGTCCCTGAGCATGAGGTGACTGCGCTCGTTGTGGACATGATGTCTCGGTTTGAGGTGTGGCGCATGTACTGCGATCCGTGGGGCTGGGATTCGACGATCGCCGCGTGGGCGGGCCGGTTCCCGGATCGGGTTGTGGAGTGGGCCGTTGGTGGTGGCGGCAGTTTGAGGCGTGTGGCTGCTGCGACGCAGGGTTATGCCGATGCGTTGGCGACTGGTGACGCGGTGCTGGCTGCCAATGTGTGGCGGCCGAAGTTTGTTGAGCATATGGGTCATGCGGGGCGGCGTGAGCTGAAGCTGGTGGACGATACGGGCCAGCCGTTGTGGGTGATGCAGAAGCAGGATGGCCGTTTGGCCGACAAGTTTGATGCTGCGATGGCGGGGATGTTGTCGTGGGAGGCGTGTGTTGATGCGCGTCGTGATGGTGCGCATCCGCGCCCGAAAGTGTTTGCGCCTAGACGGATCTACTAGTCGCGATAGAGACAGAGAGGGGGTCAGCTGTTGACTGCTTCAACGCCAGCGGAATGGCTCCCGGTGCTGACGAAGCGTATCGACGACGGAATGTCGCGGGTGCGTTTGTTGGCGCGTTACTCCAATGGGGATGCTCCGCTTCCTGAGTTGACGCGGAACACGTCTGCGGCGTGGCGTTCGTTCCAGCGTGAGGCGCGCACCAACTGGGGTTTGATGGTGCGGGATTCTGTTGCTGACCGGATCATTCCGAACGGCATCACGGTTGGTGGTTCTGCCGATAGTGATTTGGCGTTGCGGGCGCGCCGCATTTGGCGGGATAACCGCATGGACTCTGTGTGTAAGCAGTGGGTCAAGTATGGGCTGGACTTCGGCGAGTCGTATTTGACGTGCTGGCGTCGTGATGACGGTACGGCGACGATCACAGCTGACTCTCCTGAGACGATGGTTGTCAGTGTTGACCCGTTGCAGCCGTGGCGGATCAGGTCTGCGATGCGGTGGTGGCGGGACCTCGATGCCGAGTCGGATTTTGCGATTGTGTGGTCGGGTGACGGGTGGCAGAAGTTCGCCCGTCCGTGCTTTGTGCAGTCGTCGTCCCGGCGCAGGCTGGTGACGCGAATCTCAGACTCGTGGGTTCCGGTTGGTGATGCTGTAGTGACCGGTTCTCCGCCGCCGGTGGTGGTGTACCAGAACCCTGATGGCATGGGCGAGGTGGAGCCTCACATTGACATCATCAACCGGATCAACCGGGCTGAGCTTCAGTTGTTGTCCACGATGGCGATCCAGGCTTTCCGTCAGCGGGCGTTGAAGTCGACGGAGCATGGATTGCCGAAGGTTGACGAGAACGGCAACGCGATCGACTACGCCTCGATCTTTGAGGCCGCGCCGGGAGCGTTGTGGGAGTTGCCACCTGGGGTTGATATCTGGGAATCGCAGACGAACGACTTCACTCCGATGTTGTCGGCGATCAAGGAGCATATTCGACAACTGTCGTCGGCGACCAAGACTCCGCTGCCGATGCTGATGCCGGACAGCGCGAACCAGTCAGCTGAGGGTGCGCACAACATTGAAAAGGGCTTCCTGTTCAAGTGTGAGGATCGGCTTTCGATAGCGAAGATCGGCCTGGAGGCCATCTTGGTTAAGGCGTTGCAGATTGAGGGCGAATCGGTTAAGGACACAGTGGATGTGTCGTTCGAATCTCCAGATCGTGTGACGCTGGGGGAGAAGTATTCCGCAGCATCTCTGGCTAAGGCGGCCGGCGAGTCGTGGGCGTCTATCCGGCGGAACATCCTGAACTACAACGCCGATCAGATCAAGCAGGACGATCTTGATAGGGCGCGTGAGCAGATAACTTTGTTCGCCCAGCGTCCCCAGGAAGATGGATCACGCTGAGTACGCGGCTGCGACCGCTGAACTGAGGCGCAGACTGCTCGAATATGTGTCCGCAGCGTGGACATCGGTAACGCTGTCTGACAGTGGACTGCAAGAGCTGACATCTTCGGTGGCACCAGTTGTCCAAGCGGCCCAAGAGTCGATGGCTGCCATGACTTCGGTGTACATCGCAGAAGTCACCCAGCAGTCACCGGTGCAGGCCGTCGAGGTTTCCGCGATTCGCGGTGTGCCGTCGGAGAATGTGTACGCGCGGCCCGTGATCACAGCACGTACGGCACTGTCGGAAGGAAAGAGCGTCGCAGCGGCACTCCGGGCCGGTCAGCGCCGTATCGAGAACCTGGCGGGCACCGACCTGCAACTTGCAAAGACGCACCAAGCTAGGTCGTCGTTCGCCCGCAGCGGCGTCCAGTTCTACCGCCGCGTCTTGACCGGCAACGAGAACTGCGCGCTGTGTGTCATCGCATCAACCATGCGGTACCGCAAAAACTCGCTGATGCCAATCCATCCGGGCTGCGATTGCGATATCGACGTGATCCCCCCGGGGATGGACTTCGACACAATCAGCACGAAGCTTCTCAACGAGACGCATGACCAGGTGAAGGCGTTCGCGGACATCGCAGACCGCGGCGGCCGCGCCGTCGACTACCGGAAGTTGATCGTCACTCGCGAGCACGGCGAGGTCGGGCCGGTCCTCGCATGGCGTGACCAGAAGTTCTCAGGCCCCAAAAGCATCCAGCGCTGACCCCCGGCGGTCTGGATAACGCACACATGTCCCGTAACGGGGCATGTCACAAAGAAAACCCATCCGCAAAGGAAACAAACCCTCATGTCTGATGATGTGACAGCAGAAACGTCGGAACACAGCGCCGTAACGGAGCCAGTGGAACCGGCAGGCGACCAGGACGCAACCGCCACGGTTGAGGAGCCCACGCAAGCTCCGAAACCAACCGAGACGGTCGAGTTCTGGAAGAAAATGGCCCGCAAAAACGAGGCGCAAGCCAAGGAAAACTACGCGGACGCCAAGAAATGGCGGGAGTCGCAGGAAAAGATCGGCGACGACCCGCTGGCCCGGATCGAAGAACTGGCACGAAAGTTCGAGACGGCTGAGCGTGAACGCATCCGAAGTGATGTGGCGCGTGAAACGAAAGTCGATCCGGAGTTCATTCATGGCGACACCGAGGAAGAGATGCGCGAATCCGCCGACCGGTGGAACGAGTTCGTCAACAAGCGGATCGAAGAAGCGCTGAAGGCCAAAACGGCATCGTCGGCCGTGCCGACGTCGGAAGTCACATCAGACAAGAAGGTTGAAGGCCCGAAGCCTCTCACACCGGCTGAGTATGCGGCGCTGCCGCCTGCCGAGCGAAAGAAGGCGCGAGAAGAGGGCCGACTCGACAGCTATCTACGTGGAGAACTCCACTAACACAGAAGGGAGCCAAAAATGGCTTTCAACAACTTCATTCCTGAACTCTGGTCGGACATGCTCCTGGAGGAGTGGACTGCCCAGACCGTTTTCGCCAACCTCGTCAACCGCGAGTACGAGGGCATCGCAAACAAGGGCAACGTGGTCCACATCGCTGGCGTGGTGGCACCTACCGTCAAGGACTACAAGGCCGCTGGCCGGCAGACCTCGGCGGACGCGATTTCCGACACCGGCGTCGATCTGCTCATCGATCAGGAGAAGTCGATCGACTTCCTCGTCGATGACATCGACCGTGTTCAGGTCGCTGGTTCGCTGGAGGCGTACACCCGTGCTGGTGCCACGGCCCTGGCCACCGACACCGACAAGTTCATCGCTGACATGCTGGTGGACAACGGAACCGCGCTTACCGGTTCGGCGCCTACGGACGCTGATGATGCGTTCGACCTGATCGCTTCTGCGCTCAAGGAGCTGACGAAGGCGAACGTCCCGAACGTGGGGCGTGTCGTTGTCGTGAACGCGGAGATGGCGTACTGGCTGCGGTCGTCCGGGTCGAAGCTGACCAGCGCGGACACCTCCGGCGACGCTGCTGGTCTGCGGGCGGGCACCATCGGGAACCTGCTGGGTGCTCGGATCGTGGAGTCGAACAACCTTCGGGACACCGACGATGAGCAGTTCGTCGCGTTCCATCCGTCGGCTGCTGCGTATGTGTCGCAGATCGACACCGTTGAGGCGCTGCGCGACCAGGACAGCTTCTCCGACCGTATCCGCGCTCTGCACGTGTACGGCGGCAAGGTTGTTCGCCCGACTGGTGTGGTCGTCTTCAATAAGACGGGCAGCTAGCCACAGCGATGTTGCTTGCTACCGCCGATGACGTTGCTGCGGCGCTTGGATTACCGGGCGCCGCAGCGCTCACACCGGAGCAGTCTTCCCGTGTGGATGGCGTGCTGGGCCGTGTCAGCGACACCTTCCAGCGCGTCACCGGGCGGGTGTTCACCACCGGGGCCACTCGGGTGCGGGCGCAGGTCGTCAATGGGCGCGTGTGGCTTCCTGGTGTGGTGGATGAAGTCGAAGCAGTCACGCTTACCGGTGGAGAAGAAGTCGCCTTCAACCAAGACGGTAACTATGTGGATGTCACCCGAAATGGGTGTCCACTCGTTACCGGCACAGTGGTGATCGTTGAGTATGTTGGCGGAGGTGTGCCCGACTCTGTAACAGAGTTTGTGGCTGCGGTCGCTGCACGTCACCTGACGGTGACGCCGGGTTCGGTTTCATCGCAGGCGGTATCGCTGACGGCAGGGCCGTTCACCCAGCGGAATGCAGAGTGGGTGTCCGGGACGGCAGTGTTCACCCGGGACGAGTTGGAAGATGCGAAGCGGTTCGCCAACCCTGCACCTACGATCACGATTCACAGGCTATGACGTTCCCTACTCCGTACACGGTGACGCACTATCCGCACGTCGGTGACACGTCGGATGGTTTGGGGAACACGGTTCCCCAGTTCGGTTCCGGGGTGTCTGTTCCGGTGATTCAACTCGCCCCGCATGTGCAGGTGGTGGGGACGTATTCGATTGTGGAAACCGAAACGATCGATGTTGACCTGTACTTGCCGCCCGGTTCGCCGGTGAAGGTGAAAGACCGTGTGGGGTACGGGTCAGATGTGTTCGATGTGGTTGCGGTTCGTGACTGGAACATGGGTTTTCACGGTTGGGCGCCGGGTTTGGTGGCGGAGCTGCGGAAGGTGTGATGAATCGTGGCTAACGGTCCAACGAGGAAGAACCCTTTGGCGAAGTTCGGTGTGCGGCTGGACGATTTCGACAAACTGCCTGAGGTGAATCAGGGCGTCAACGAGTTCATGGACGAGGTTGTTGACGCGTGGAAGAACAATTCTCCCGTGGGCACCGGTGCCTACCGTGATCTTGTTCAGGTGACGGAACGGTCCACGAACAAGGGCCGCGGCAAGGTGGGCGCGACTGATCCGCAAGCGCACCTTGTGGAGTTCGGGTCGGTGCACAACGACGAGTACGCGCCGGCGCAGAAGACGGCTAAACAGTTCGGCGGCAGCGCGTATGGCGACTGATTCAGCGCCGAGTATCCATCGTGTGATGGTGGCGTGGCTGTCCCCTCTGGGGAAGGTTTCTACTCGCCGCTTGTCGGGTGATCCGTTGCCGCATCGTGTGGTTCGTCGTGTCGATGGTCGTGATGTTCCCGAAGAGGGCAGCGATTCGGCTGTCGTGTCGGTGCACACGTTCGCCGCGTCTGATGAGGCCGCTGAGAATGAAGCCGAGTTGACGCATCAGCGGATGTTGGAGCTTGTCTCTGATCCGCTGGTGGAGATACCGCTCGGCGGTGGTGTTGTTGCGCGTATCGACTACGCGCGTGTGCTGATGAAACCGGTCCTCGTCGAGTATGACGACGACGGTCACCTGGTGCGGCATGTGGGCCGCTACGAGATCGGTGTTCAGTACATCTAGTTGAAGGTTTCAGCCCTGTCAAAGGGGCCTGGCGGTAGCGCCGGGTCCCTTTTTTGTTCGCCGGAAATTTTCGCAATCCGGTCCCTTATCCAAATGAGAGGAGCGTCCCTATGACGCAGCCATTGACCGGCACCGACTGGAGCGCCGGCGGATTCACTGACATTCACAAGCCGTTCATCGAGCGTGGCGGCCTGCAGGCGGTTTTCATCCGCGACAACCGCGGTGCCGCGACGGACATGTCGCCGTTCGAGGATGATTGCGTGACGGTGAAGTGGTCGCCGTTTGCGCAGGACGGGAAGCTTCGCGACGACCTGTTCATCCGCCGGAAGGTGAACGGCAAGTACGAGTACAACACTGACCCGAATGAGGGCTGGTGGCACATCGGCTGCAACCCTGAGGATGGCGGTGCGGAACGTGAGCCGGACGTCACCTCTGACGATCTGATGGTGTTGCAGTCTAAGTTCCCGGTCGATTCTGAGGTGACGGAAAAGTCATACTCGGTGCGGTTCGTGGCGCTCGGTACGGCCGATCCGCTGATTCACCGGCTGGAGTCGGAACTTCCGTTGTGCGACAACGCGGGTAATCCGCTGGTCGCGCTTCCCGGTACCCCTGACTACGGTGAGGGTCCGCTGCTGGACGCTGACTCGGCGGAGTACCAGCTTCTGCTGCTGTACGCGCGCCGCACCTCGGGCGGGTTCATTTACCGCGCTGAGGGTTACCCGGCGGTGAAGCTGGACGACCAGGCGTCGAAGCAGCGGTCGAAGACCGACCCTGACGCGGCTGACCTGACGTACAAGGTGCTGCCGAATGAGTACTTCATGCGGCCCGACCCGGCGGGGACGATCGCCCTGGTGCCCGGCTACTTCTATGTGTGGATGGGTGGCCCCGGCTGGGATGCGCAGTACTCGGACGGCAGCTAGCCGGTAAGTCGTCCTGCCGGGTGGGTTGGTTTGGGGCTGGCACCCACCCGGCAGGCACCCACATAAAGCCAGCCCAACCCCTCAACCCCGAAGCCCCCCCTTTTTAAGGAAGCCCCTGATGTCTGTGAAGAAACCTGAAAACAATGGTGCCGCCGCGCGTGAACAGGCCACCGAGTTCGACTCACCATTCGCCGATCGTGTCCTTCGGTTCGACGACGGCAGCACCATGACGATCCCCCCGCACCCCAACCTTCGGATGCTCGACGATGATGCGCTGGAAGCCTACGAGGCGTATCTCGAAGAGATCGAAACCTATGACCGGGAGCCGGACCTGTACATCCCGGAGCAGACCGTGAAGGACCGTGACGGCAACGAGATGGTCCTGCCGGCGGAGACCCGTCCCGGCGCGGTGAAAGGCCCCCCGTACTACAAGGACGGTAAGCGTGTATCGCCGCCGCGTGAGGTGCGGATCGTTCAGGTCGTGCTGGGCATGGACAACTACGAGGTCCTGCGGTCGAAGAAGATCGGTGGTCGTGCTGCTGGCGCCCGGGATGTGTGGCGGGCGTGGACCGAGCAGGGCTTCACAATCGCGGAACGAGCTGAGTCCGACTCGAAAAGTGATGGAAGCTCAGTGGTTCTGGAGACTGTACCCGAGACAGATAGCGAGTGACCTGCGGCGCTTTTTCGGGCTGAGCGTTTCGGATTGGCATCAGGGCAGGCTGTCCAGCTTGGAGTTGCTGGACCTGTTCGGGGTGCGGTTCGTGGACAATCCTGAAGAACATGTTCGCGAGTTGTATGTGGATTTCGCGCCTGTCAATGGTGCGGTGGCGCGGGCTGTTCGCGGGGGCCGCTGGTCTGAGTCGGAGTTGATAGCGGCGGAAACATACAACGAGATCGCCCGGTTCAGGGCGTCATTCCATGCGTCGAAGAGCCGTAAAGCGGCGTATGAGCCGTTCGCTTTCGAGGACCCGGTTGATCGGTTGGAGAAAGCGAAAGCGTCGGTTGAGGCGCACGAGTTGCAGCGTGAGGTTGAGGCCGATCTGTTCGGCTGGTGACGGGAGGTGAGTGTCTGATGCCGATCTACGTGGACATTATTTCTCGTCTTGATGAGCGTGCTGCTGCGGTGGCGGCGAAGAACATTGAGCGTGAGATGGCCGCTGCTGGTGCTCGTGGCGGTTCGGCTGCTGGCCGTGCGATCGGTGAGAACGTCACCAAGGAAGCTGCTGCCGCTGGGCGTAATGCTGGTGAGCAGTTGTCGCGTGAGGTTGATCGTGCGACGAAGGCCGCGGGTTCTCGCATTGTGGATGGGTTCGCGGCGAATGGTGTGTCGGCGGGCCGGGGGTTTGGTTCGTCGTTCAGTTCGTCTTTGGTGTCGTCGTTGCCTGTGGCGGGCCGGTTTTCGTCTGCCCTGTCGGGGTATGAGGGTGCGGCGTCGAAGGCTGGCGCGTTGGCTGGCCGCGCGTTGGGCACGGCTTTCACCGCGGCCGCGACAGGCATCATCGGCGCCGCCGGTGTTGCCCTGTTCAAGGGTTTCGACAGGTACAAGTCTCTTGATGCGACGTCGCACCGTCTTGCCGCGATGGGGAACAGCGCCGAGCAGGTTAAGACGATCATGTCGGATATCAACGAGGTGGTTGTTGGGACTCCGATCGCGTTGGATGAGGCGGCGAAGGCGGCTACTCAGTTCCTTGCCGGTGGGGTGAAGCAGGGCCGCCCGTTGCAGGCGGCGTTGACGGCGATCGCGGACGCGGCCGGTGCGTCAGGGCAGAAGTTCGGCGACCTGGCCGTCATCTTCAACCAGGTGTTCAACAAGGGCAAGCTGCAGGCCGAAGAGATGTTGCAGCTCAATGAGCGTGGCATCAATGTTCAGGCGGCGTTGCAGAAAGAGTTCGGCCTGACGAGCGCCGAGATTCAGAAGATGTCGAAGGACGGCACGATTTCGTTCGGCATGCTTGTGCAGGCGATTGAGGGCCAGTTCGGTGGCATGTCGAAGAAGCTGGCCGACACCGTTGACGGCGCTTTGTCGAACATGAACGCTGCTGTGGGTCGTGTTGGGGCGAACTTCATTTCGGCTCTGTTCGGTGACCCGCTGGACACTACTGAGGGTCCTGGCGCGCTCGCCAAGTCGATCAACAATGTGACCGACAAGTTGAATGACCTGAACGCGTGGATCGTTGCCCACAAGGACGAGATCAAGGATGCGTTCGAGGGTGCGGTTGAGACTGCGCAGGATCTGTGGGATGCACTGTCGAGTGTGGTCGAAATGCTGGACCGGATAGGCATCAGCGTTGGTGATGTGGTGACCGCGTTCGTGGCGTGGAAGGCGATCGCCGGTGTTACCGCGTTGACGCAATCTCTTTCAACAGTGAGCACTACCTTGGCGGGGCTGCCTGCGACTGCCGATAAGTCGGCTAAGGGGATTTCTGCTGCGCTGTCGCGGGTGGCGGTCCCGGCGTGGTTGGCGTTCCTGGTCGCGCAGAACGGCCCTGAGATTGAACAGGCCATTCAAAACGCGATTCCAGGTGCGGATAGCTGGAATCATTCGAACACGCCGGACCAGTTGGGGCGCAGAGCCCGTGAGTGGTGGGACCGCAACATTCAGGGCGGCACGGGGGTTGATCCGCAACCGTCGCCGCTTCCTCAGCTCGGCGGCGGGTCTGGACCTGGCACGCCAACGGTTGGTGGTATCCCGATACCGGGGCTTGCGGATACGAACTCGAACGGTCCAGCGTCCCCGTTCGGCAACCTTCCCGGTCAGGTTCCATTGGATGTTTCCGTGGAGGACCGACGCGGGCGCCGTGGCAGTGGTGGCGGTGCCGCTGCGGATGCGGGTCCTGATGGACCGTTGGCTGATCTGTTTCCGGGCGCTGCGGGGGCTGATGGTGGTAGTGGTTCTGGCCCGAAGTTGCCGGATGCACCGGTGTTGCCGTATGACACGACGTTGCCGCCGGGGATTCCTGGCATGCCGCAGGACGCTGCCGTGTTCTCCGCTGAATCGTCGTATCTGGATGCCCGCCACAAACTGGCGGAGAAGCGTGCCCGCGCCGCCCAGTTGGAACAGTCCACCGAGGCGACCGAAGAGGACCGACTCAAGGCCCGTAACGATGTGATCGAAGCGGAACGCGACCTTCAGGCCGCTGAGATGCGCATGAGTGATGCCCGCGCGAATCAGTACGAGAAGCTGACGAAGCAAACCGATAAGCATGTCAAGGATTTGGGGCAGATCGGTGCCCAGCTTGATCAGGATTTCGGTATCTCGAAGGGTTTGGCGGGGATCGCGGAGAACATCACGAAGTTCGTGGCGAACCTCGCTGCGGCACCGTTGTTGGGGCAGTTGCAGGCCATTTCGGCCTATAACCCGACCCAGGGCGGGCACGGGTTGATGGGTGTGCTCGGCGCGCAGGGTGTGTTCGGGCCGCAGTACCAGAACAACCAGTACGACCGGGGCTCCTACCCGTCCGCCGGTGCGACCGGTGTGTCCATGACGCCGATCGGTGCCTATCCCGGCGACGCGGCGCTACTCGCCAACGTTCCCGCCGGACGATACACACAAGAACAACGCGGCGACCTGACGCAGGGTTTGGCTGATTGTTCTAGCGCTGTTGAGGATCTGGTCAACTTGATGGATGGCCGCCCGACGACCGGCGCCAGCATGTCGACCCACAATGCGGACGAGTGGCTGACTGCGCGTGGCTTCGTCAAGGGCATGGGCGGCCCGGGTGATTTCCGGGTCGGATTCAACTCAAGCCACATGCAAGCCACCCTGCCCGGGGGAACGCCATTCAACTGGGGCAGTGACTCCGCTGCCGCGCGGCGTGGTATCGGCGGCACGGGCGCGGATGATCCGTCGTTTACGTCGCATTATTACCGGCCGGTGACGTCGGTCCCTGGCGGGTCGGCGGCGGCGGCGGGTGCGCCGGGGTTGTACAGCCCGCAGAACACCAACCCTGCGTTGAATAACCCGCCGGCTCCGGTGTCGTCGGGTGCGTGGGCGACGAATCCGGCGCCGCTGCCCACAACAGGCGGTGGTGGCGGCCCGATGGCCGCTGGCGCACCGCAAGGCCTGCTCGCCGGCGGGCCGACGAACACCACCAACATCGGGGCGAACGTCGCACCGTATGCCGGGTCCGGCTCCGGCGGGATCGGCATGGACGGTGGTGGTGCGCTCGGCATGGCGGTGCAGGCCGGTGGTATGGCGCTGGACGCGATGGCCCCGGGTGCGGGTCAGGCCGCGCAGACTGGGGTGAAGCTGATCAACCGTGCCATCGAGTACGGCGGTCAAGTCGCCGCGATCGGCGCCCAAGGGTTGATGGAAACGTTCTTGCCCACGGGTGGTTCGGATTTGGCGAACAACAACTGGATCACCCGCATTGCCGGGGGGATTGCTGGTGCGGCCCCGGCGTTGCCGAACCTGGCCGGCCAAGCATCCCAGCAGCGCAAGGACATCGACCCGCAAGCCACAGGCCAGGGCCAAACCCAAGTCAACCAGGGCGACACGAACATCACGGTCAACAACCAGCGTGCCACCGAAGATGGCACCGGCCGCGACGTCGCGTATCACCTGCAAAACCAGTACCTCATGCCGGGAGGGTAAATGGCTAAGAAGCATTACCCCGCCACAGATGTAACCCCGCACGGCTGGTACCACCTTGCCAAGGGCGAGAAGCCGATGATGTGGCTCGACGCCTACGACAAGTCGATCACCTTCCACATGATGGGCGGGATGTCGGTCCCCGACCGGGTTACAGCACCCGAGATGGTGCACCTCACCTCACTCAAGGGCCTGATCCCGCCGTGGAAACACATCGACCAAAAGGGCGCCACCGAAGACGGCATCACCAACATTGATGCGCTCTACGACCCGATCGAAGTCGAGATGGGTGTGGAATGCCGTGGCCGGTCGCCGAAGTGGACGCGCCGCGTCTACCGCGATCTGGTCGCGTCGATCGACGCGAAGCAGGAATCGACGCTGAACTTCCTCACCCACGACATGGGTCATTGGTGGGCGCCGGTCCGATGGTTCCAAGGAGCGCCGCAAGCACCGTTGGAGATCGGGAAGCGGCAGCGCGAAAGCCTCCGTTTGCGGGCCGATTCGGGGTTCTGGCGGACCTACGACTACACGGCGAGTTTCCAGTTCGAGTACGAGTCGATGACCGACACGTTCAACTACGACACCACGGGCTCGCAGGACCTCGGCGCGGATTGGCCGCTGTACTACGAAGGTGACGGCGGCGGATACATCTACTCCAACGGTGACCAGGCCAGGTGGCGGGACGACCCGGACGACCCGCTGACCACCGGGACCCGAGAAGTGGTGTGCGGCCCGTACAAGGACTTTGACACTGACACCGACAACCAGGTTGTGTCGATGGTGCTCGGCGGGTTTCAGGAGTGGAGCGTCCCTGATAGTGGGGCGAATGACCTGTGGGCTCGCATGGGCCGCGACAGCAACGGCGACTGGGACGGTAACGGCATCCGCATGAGGGTGCAGGGCAACTGGATCAAACTGTCGAGGTTCAACAACTTCTCGCAGACAGTGATGTTTCAACGGCCGCTGCTGGTGGCTCCGCTGATCGGGGAAAAGTTCACCCTGGTCGCGGGTTATGAGGGTAATCCCCGCATGTTCAAGGTGTTGCGCAACGGGTTGCCGATCCTGTCGCACAAGGAAACCGGCACCGGTAGTGAACTCGGGCCGGACTATCGGGGCATCGGGTTCGGTATGCAGGCCGGTGGGGCGTTGATCACGCAGGCAACACCAGCTCCGGTGCGTAAGGTCTCCGCGGGCGACAACGCGAACGTCACCCAATCAGGTTTTGTGCCGATGGTGAACGTTGGTGACCAGCCGATGTATTGGGATGCCACCCTGTTCGGTCCTGGCACGTTCCGGTTGTACGACGGCCCGGGTGCGGATGAGTATGTGGAGTTTGGTCCGCTGCTGCCGAATCAGATTGTGTTCCTACGTACCGACCCGCGCTCACAGACGACTCTGGTGCAGGATTTGACGTCTGTGCCGCCGTCGCCGCAGGAGCTGAACATCTTCCAACAGGCGGTGAAGACACTGCTGACGTTCTTCTCGGAACGGAACGCATTCACCGATCAGATCGGTTCAATGTTCGGGATTGTTCCCCCGCAGGGCAACTTCTACAAGTACCTGTCGGGCCGGTTCAGTGAGAACGCGGCGATCCCCGCGAAGTCGCCTGGCGAACCGGCGCAGCAGTTCTTTGTGAAGACAGAAATTGTTGGTGGCAACGCTGACTCGAAGGTGATTCTTTCGGGGACTCCGTTGCGCCGCTACCCGATGTAGCCCCTGGAGTGGCAAGCCCCGGCCGATACCTCGGTGAGGGGTGAATTTGTGGCGCGCCTGTGAACCAGGAAAGGAGGGGATGACAGTTGTCGAAGTTTGAACGCGAAACCGCCGCATGGCAATCGGCCCTCCAGTCCGGCGACCCGAACAGGATCGCACGAACCGCGCGGGCGTTGACGGAACGCAAATCGAAGGTAGACACGTCGTTCCGGTTCACGGTGTGCGACAAGTTTTGGCAGCCGATGGGCGCTGTCGGTGGCGACCTGATCGAGGCGTCGGGTGCTGACCCGCGCAACGATGTTGAAACCGGCCGGATCGTCCTCAAAGGGAACAGCCCTCTCATCCCTTTGTTCATGGACTGCAAAAAGACGATGGTAGGTGTCATCGTCGAGACCGCGGGTTTGCGGTATGCGTTCTACACGAAGAACCACACCTACGAGTACCGTGACAGCGCATGGACCGGCACCGCTGAACTGCGCGGTATCCGCGACATCCTCAACTACTACGTGATTTGGCCGTCGTGGTGGCTGCCTATTCAGGCACAGCCGTTCTCGCACGCGATCTTCGTGTGGGCGCTGCAAACCGTCGTGGAGAACATGGTCGCAGAATGCGCTTTGCGGTTGCAGTCCGGGTGGCTGGAGTTCATCAACAACGGCCTGTCGTTGAATCCCGATATCCGGGCGTGGTTCGGCACTGTGCTGCAAGCGTTGTCGCGTGACGGGTTGTCGGTGCAGGCGTTCACCCGCATGCTGCGAACCCCGGTGTATGTGTCGCGCACCAATCCGCTGTTGGACACGTCGCCGATGGTGGCCCGCACGGTGCGGATGGAAACCGTTCAGGCCGTCATCAAGGACGTTACCCAATCGTATGGTGTGGATACGCGCATGGATTTGTGGCTTCCGGGTGATCCGCAGCCTGACCGGTGGGCGAACCTGGACCAGCCGACGTATGTGTTTTCCACGGTGGACAGGTCGCAGATCACTGGCCCGACGAAGACGGTGCTGGATTCGGTGCTGCGCACCACGATTGACTTGGGCGGGTCGCTGGGGGACATCTTCAAACCTGTCATCAAGCAGGTTCCCGGCATGGACGGCGTGTTTTATGCGCCCGCGTTGGGTGTGGATTTTGAGCAGCCGTACGCGTATTTCGTTGCGCCTGAGCCGGGTGAGGACACCGGTATCGATGCGTGCACGATCACTGACCACACACCGGAGGGTTGGCAGCACATTATTGGTGGTCGTAGCCCAAAGTGGTTGAACGACTTGATGAATGCCACCTTCGCATGGCTGATCGATTCGCTGATGATTGTTGTCGGATTCACGGGCATACCGTCCGATCTGTTGTCGGGGTTCCTGAACAACAGCTTCCTGGCGTTCCAGTTGATTCAGCACTACGACCGCCGTGACGATGTTGGCCCGTACCATCCGGCGATCGAGCGGTTCTATCCGACAGCCTCGGCGCCGTACAACATCGAAACGGTGTTTGCTTTCATCAATGCTTTGTTTGATTCGCAGGGCAAGACGACGGCGACTGTGCAGTTCCGTAACGGTGCCCAGTATGCGTTGGGGCGTGACGTTTTTCGCGGCGGTCTGATGTCGTTGGTGTTCATGTCGCGTACCCGCATGGTGACTGACTACATCGAGAATGTGATGTGGCGGGTTACCCAGGATGAGCGGAAGGTTCTCCTGCAAATGGGGGATGGACGCAAGTCGGAGGCTCCGCTGGCGAAGCATCAGCGGTTCATCACGGGGATTTTTGAAACGTTGTCTGTGCTCACGCTGTCACCGCAGGGATAAGCGTCCCCAATCCTATTCCTTCTGCAACTCGCCCTATTTGAATGGAGCGTGCCCTTATGTCGTGGCCTTTGAACCCCGCTGGGACTCACTATTTGTTTGAGGGAATCGTGGAGATTCCTGTCGATCCGACTGCTGGCGCGGCGATCCTCCAGTTGCGGCCGCAGGGCGGGATCGGTGTTGGCGTGCCCGCGATTGAGAAGGGTGATCCGGGTGTGCCGGCCACGTTCGATGCGACGGTGAACCTGACGGAGCTGGACCCGGACGACCCAACGCCGGCGGAGGCGTCGTTCACTGAGATCACCCCGCCGTCCACTTCCACGCCTGGCGTGTACCGGTTGAACCTCGCCCTGCACGCGGGAGCTAAAGGCGCGGATGGTGAGTCGGTGTGGGACCCAACGGATGTTGATCCGTCCCCAGTTGCGGGTCAGGTGCCGGTGGTGAACTCGACCGCTGACGGGTTCGTGTTGGCGGCGCAACGTGTTGGGGATCGGTATGTTCCGGCGTCGATCAACAACACTGCATCGGGTAATGCGAACTCGACTTTGGCTCAGGTGTCGATCCCGGCGCAGCCTTTTGATTGGCGGCCGCGCGTGCAGGGCTACACGGTGGTCACCGGTGAGGGAGCCGATGTTCGGGTTGATTTGGTGGCCCGGTTGAACGGTGAGACTGGCGGCAACGTGATCGGCCGGTGCCCCGGTGTGGCGCAATCGGAGCGGCTGATTTTGGTGGCGGGACCTGCGGCGGGTTCATCGGATGGGTTTGATCGTGTGGCGGCCGGTACACCGGCGACGATCTATTTCCGGTGTGAACGGCAAGCGGGTTCGGTGACGTACACGACTTCTGCTTCCACGTCGATGTTTTCGGTTGAGGTTCTTCCGCTGTCATGACGTCTTCGTTTGATCCGTTGCCGGAGTGGGCTCATGCGGTGCCGTCTGAGCCGGGTATTCACCCGGAGCAGTCGGCGTTGCAGTGGCAGCGTCCGTTCACTGTTCAGCAGCTGCTTGAGATTGGTGAGCAGTTCATTGAGCAGTTTTTGGCGTGGGTGGTGCGCGCGGTAGCTGGGGTGTTCATCCCTGGTGAAGCGTCGTTCGACCAGCTGCGCGACTGGGCCTTGAACATCCCCATCCTCGGGGACATCATCGAGGCGATCACGGGTCTTGTTGGTGGCGGGATTGAGGAACTGACCCAGTTTTTCGGCAACATCCGCAACTTCTTCCAGTCGATCGACTTCAACAGCCCAAGTTTCAACCCGATTCAGGCTGCGGCGCAGTTGGTGAACATCATTCTCGCGCCGCTGCGGAATCTGCTGCCCAGTCTGTTGACGATCCTGCCTATCGGTGGCATCTCGAATCAGGCACCGAACATTCTGCCTGCCCCGAAGTTCCCTGAGGGGTCGGTCGGTAGCAATGCGGATTGGGTGGTGGACCCGTCGCATTCTCGCAGCGGTGATGGTACGGGCGCGGCGAAAGTTATTGCCGACGGCACGTTGAAGGCACTGCGGTCGGGCCAGAATGCGGGGGATTTCTTCGCGGTCGCCGAGGGTCAGATAATCACTGCCCGGGTGTTCGTGTCTCACGACGATTATGTGGGTACGGGCGCGCCGATCCGGTTGCAGGTGGTGCCGTACATCGATGGTGTTGCGCAGTCCCCGGTGGATTTGAATGCGTATGCCCCGCAGGATCAAGATTTGGCGTGGCCCGGTAAGGAGTTGTCGGGGGAGTATCGGGTGCCCGCCGGGGTTACCGGTGTGCAAACCCGGTTCGTCGTCACGGAAGACGCTACTGGCGGCACGTTCTGGTGGGATGACGCCGAGGTCAAGCAGACCGGTGTTATTCAGCAGTCGTGGGTTGAGGGCTTGCCGGAGATTTTGCAAACCTTGTTGGCGCGTGTGCAGTTGACGATTGACACGGTGGTGTCGGCGATCCGTGGTGGTGTGGAGACGGTTGAGAACACGCTGGAGGATCTGTTCGACGCTTTGCGCAACATTTCCCCGGAGTCGATCGCGGGTATGTTGGGGCCGGAGAATCTGCGGGAAACCATCGAGAACATCGTCAACAGCATCGTTGGTGGCCTGGTGGGCCTTCCCGGTGTTGGTGCGGGCATCGCGGACCTGTTCAACGTGTTGCAGGAGATCGCCTCGCGCGCCAGCCTGGGGTTGTTCTCGTGGGATGTTCTCGGCATCAGAACCAACAAACCCGTCGATAGTGGGTTGTTGCCTTCTGAGCGGTCCAACTTCCCGTTGTCGAACGTCACCACGTGGCTTGAAGCTACGCAGAGCAACTCACTCATCGGTGTTGACCTGATCGAAGAGTCGATGCCCCTGGGCGTGGTGTCGTGGATCGGCTACGGCCTCTCAGGCATCACCGAGTTCTACGTCAACATTTGGAAAGTTGACTTGACATCGGGTAGCTGGACTTTGGTGCATCATTCCCCGAACATTGTGGGCCTTCTGGGTGGCACCGCCGCCCCGGGCGAGTTCATCTCCTACGAGTTGGCTAACCCGATCGCGGTGGTGGCTTCCGAGGCGTACGCCTACGAGCTGGTGCCGGTTGGCGGTACGCATTATGTGCGTGGCCGCGTGGCGGATTTGCCGAACCATCCTACGTCGCAGATCGTTTCGCTGGCCGCCACACGGAACAACACCTCGCCGAACAGCCCACCGTCTTCTATCGCGAAAGCGTCGGTGACTCGTTCGAGTGATGTGCCGTGGGTGAGCATCGCTGTGGACACGGGTTCCGGCGGTGACCATCACGATCCGTTGAAGGTCTACCTTGGCACCGCGGCCACAGTGTTCCCGGTGCCGAACTGGGTGAACTACATCGACCCGGTTGCGGTGGGCGCTGGTGGTGGTGGTGCGCAGGGCTGGGCCTTGGGTATCAACGGTCAGGCCGGTCAGCCCGGTAAGTTCAACGCCACCACATGGGTTCGGGGTGAACATTTCGGCGACAACGCCATCATCACCCTCGACCCGGGCGCTGGCGGCGTGGGCGGTCCTGGTGACGGCGCTGCCGGTGGTAACACCACGTTGTCTATCTCAACCCCCGGTGGCGACACGTATTCCATTGTCGCCGAGGGCGGCGCGGCAGGTACCGCTGAGGGGTTCCTGTCGAAACCTGTTGGGCGTGGTCCGGGGACGTTCACGTTCAATGGGCAGGACTATGTGGGCGGCGGCGATCAGAAGGTCATGGGTGGACACGGCACTCCGCCTGGTGGTGCCGGTAACGGTGGTAAGGGCGCGTTGGCGTCGTTCCAGTCCGGCGGCAATGGTGGCCCTGGTGGTGGCTGGTTGTTCTTCCGGCCCGATGCTTTGCCTGATCCTGACCCGGATCTGACGCCCCCGACGCCTCCAACGTTGGTGGAGCTGGTCGATTCAACTTTCAGCACTCTCACGATTACGTGGTCTGGAGCAACAGACGTATGACAATCAAAGGGTATTTCGTTTACGCGAAAGAAAAGGACGCTTCAGGCGATTTCGTTCAGTTGAATCCCGACCCGGTGTTGCCGCCGTACGGGACAAACGGTTTGAAGTCGAATACCACGTACGAGTTCTATGTGAAGACGGTGGACAACGCTGGTTGGTTGTCGGACCCGTCGGATACGTACGAGTTCACCACTCCCGCGCACACCGCGGGTGATTTGTTGTCGCCGGAGGACCAGGCGATGGTCGATCAGATCGTGGAGGAGTCCCGCGCGGAGACCGGCCAGCCGGGGGTGATGTTGCAGATCACCGGCCCGCGCGGGAACTATGCGAAGGCGTACGGCACCACCGTGGGCGGCACTGTTCGCCCGTTGACGTTGGATGACCACTTCCGCATGGGTTCCTCCACGAAGATGTTCACCGCGATTGCGTTTTTCCAGGCCGTCGACAAAGGGTTGATTGCTCTGGATGACACGCTGGAGCAGTACGTTCCGGGTATCCCGAACGGTACCGCGATCACGATGGGGCACATGCTGTCCATGCGGTCGGGTATCGCCGAGTACACGGCAGGGCTAAACGCGCTCTGGTACACCCTGTTTCCGACGTGGCCATGGACGGGCGCGAAGGACTTCCTGGGCTCTATGAAAGGGCCGTCAAATTTCTATCCCGGCACCGACTACCTGTATACGAACTCCAACTTTGCGCTGATCGGGATGGTTCTGGAGATTGTTGACCCGGCCCATCGGCCGATCAAGCAGATCTTCAAAGAGGACATCATAGACCCTCTTGGGCTGACGGAAACTTCATGGCCGCCGATCGGTCCAGTTCCGCCCCCAGCGTCGATTTCCGACAAGTTCAACCCGAACTTCCTCGATGCTGCCGGCGCGTTGGCGACGAACATCAATGACTACACGAAGTTCGCGGAGGCGTTGCGGGACAACGCCATGGGCTTGTCGCCGGAGTCGTACGAGGCGTGGCTGTCAACATTCTGGAAGCACTCCACAGGGTGGGACCCGTACGCGAACGGGTTCTACATTCCTTCCGAGTATTACTACGGGTACGGGATAGAGTCGTTCGGCACGTGGTTCGGGCATCCCGGCCTGTTCTCGGGTGGCTGGTCGTCCACGATTTTCTTCGAGCGGGACTCGGGCGCGACATTCACCCTGCACGAAAACTCAAATACAACCAATCCCCCGGCCGCGGGCTATACCCGCATTTGGGTGCGGGTGGCGGAGTATCTGTATCCCGGAACGATTACGAATGACCAAAACTGGCCGGTGCCGCCGGAGCCGGTGGATATTGGGTTCGATGCAGTGTCGTCGGCCGGGGCTGGTGTCGGTAGCGCCACTGTGAACTTCAAGGCCTCCGAGGGGGCCACGGTGTTCGCGGTGGTGGCGTGGGACCGCGCGGGCTCAGCCCCGTCGGCCACGTATGGCGGCGCCGGCGGCGTACTTCTCGGGTCCGTTTCACACAATGGCGATCCGGCGAATGGGGGCCTGGCTATTTTCCGCATGGAGAACGCAGGCTCCGGCGTTGCTCGCCAGATGAAGGCCACCGGCCCGGGCTGGGTGAGTGCGTATGCCATTTCATTCAACGATGTTGTGTCCGTGGGAACCCCCACGTTCGCGCACGGCAACGGCACCGCGCACAGTCAGTCGGTGACCGTTTCGAGCGGGGTGACGCTGCAGGCGTTCTCGGCCGGGGCAGGGGGGGTGTCGTCGTCCAAGCTCACAACGATTCTGGGGGCGCGCTTGCGCGCGGAGCAGTCTGGGATAGCCCCGCCCCTGTGCGTCAACACAACCACGAGGACAGGAACGGTGAGTGCCACCTCGTCGCGGCCGAATAAGTGGGCTGGCATGGCGGTGAACTTGCAGATTGGGGGATGAGCGTGGCTGTTGGCTGGTGGGCTGAGTCCCACGTCTCGTTCGGCGTCACCCTCACTCCCGAGGTGGGATTCCACTACGGCGGGCCGAAACAAGAGTTCGGCGTCACCCTCACTCCAGAGATCGGCATGGCCGCCGTAGCCCGCAATCGCGTGGGTTTCGGGCTGTCGGTGCCGATTTCGCTGGGCATGACGGCGGCCAGCCACAGCAAGGCTTCATTCGGTCTGGTGTTCACGCCGTATATCGCGATGCGCGGGCCTGCAGCGTTCGAGCCGGTGTTTCCGTCCGAGGACTTGTATCCGTCGGTGTCACTGTTCCCGACGCCGCGCGCGCAGTCCCCCGGGTTCGGGTTGTCGTTCACGCCAAGTCTGGGGTTCGAGGCCGCGCCAAAGTTTGCGCGGTCGTTCGGTATCGAACTGGACCCGCAGGTCGGCATGGGCACCGCACTCGGGTTCACGAAGGGCTTCGGGATAGAACTGCTCCCACAGGTTGGAATGTCCGGCGCGGAGCGGTATTACCGCGAGTTCGAGCTGACATTCGCCCCCGAAATCGGCATGGACGCGGAGGGTAACGACGGTGTTGACCCGGTGGCGTTCGACGCGGTAACCATGTCCCAGCAAACGACTTCGACGTTCTCGTTCAACCACACCGCCACCGCCGGAGCGTCGGTACTGGTGTCACTGGTTGTACAGGGCAGCGACACGATCGCCTCCGTCACCTACGACGGATCAGCGATGACGCTTATCGGCAGCCAGGCTCTAAACAATAACGCTGGCAGTGGTTCCCAACACCTGTATGTCATTCACGGTGTCGCCGGCGGGTCCAAGCAGGTGACGGTCAACAAGCCCACCGGCTTCGGGTGGGTGGGCGCTGTCGCGGCCTCGTATCTGAACGCGACCACCACCGGCACCGTGCAGAAGTCATACGGAAACAGCGGTTCGGCAAGCCTGTCGGCGTCCGCGCCTGGAGACGGTGGCCGGGTAATCGTTTCGTTCGCCAACATAGGGAACCGGACATTTACGCCCTCTGGCGGAACTAACCGATTCTCGGGTTCGGGCCTATTCCCAATCCTGACCATCAGTGACGCAACGACGGCCACGAACTTCACGGCGACAAGCTCGTCGGGCACATGGGCCGCCATGGCGGTCCCGCTCAATCCCGCATAACTCGAAAGGAAACAATCATGGGCATTCCCAATGCAACTCACAAAGCAGCATCGGACGCTGTCGCCGGTCTTGGTAACTGGATCAGTGTGCATACCGGAGCTGCTGGCACCACCGGGGCGAACGAAGCCACGGGTGGTGGATATGCGCGAGAGCAGACGTCGTGGACGTCGGGCTCCTCGGGCACCAACACCGGCGACGAGGTTGAAATCTCCGTGGCAGCAGGCACCTACGTGGAGGGCGGCATCTGGTCGGCCAGCTCGTCGGGCACGTTCGTCGGGTCGGAAGCTTTCGACGACGGTGACGTGGAGGTGTCCGGTTCGGGCGCGAGCATCTCCGTGACGCCCCGCATAGTCGCCTGAAATCCTGGATAGGGGAACTGTTTTGAACATCAAAACTGATCATCAGATCGTCGCGTTCGGCAATGACATGATGGGGTTGTTTGACCGTGACGGCACGCTGATCGTGCAGGCCGCCCGCGTGACTGGTGGATGGGAGATCACTGCTGAGGGGCAGGCCCCGGCCACTGTGTTAGACAGGTCTTCGGCGATCACCGAAATGATCAACACTGCCCTCTCGGTGTTGCCGGGTGATGGCTATTCGTGTCTGGTGCCGAGAGGTTTACGGGCGCAACCCTAGAGGAGGGATGATGGCTTACACGAAGCAAACGTGGGAGAACGTTCCCTCAACGAACACTCCGCTGTCGGCGGATCGCCTCAGCCATATCGAGGACGGTATCGCCGACGCACATAGTCTCGCTGACGGCAAAGCCGACGCCTCACACACGCACTTGTTGGTGGATGTCACGGATGTGGTGGCAACGGCCGATGAGGTGAACGTTCTCGCCGGTATCACCGCCACCACAACCGAACTGAATACCCTTGATGGTGTGACATCGAACGTTCAAACCCAGTTGGACGGTAAAGCCTCGTCGTCGCATGCTCATTCGGCGGGCGATATCACGTCGGGCACGTTGAACATTGCCCGTATCCCTGTGGGTAACAGTGGGTCGACGGTGTGTGCGGGTAATGATTCGCGGTTGTCGGATCAGCGGACCCCTTCGGATGGTTCGGTGTCGACGGTGAAGATTCAAGACGGTGCGATTACGAACGCGAAGGTTGCTACCAGCGCGGCTATCGCAGCGTCGAAACTGTCCAGCAATGTGCAGGCTTCGCTGTCGAAGGCTGACGAGTCGGTGCAAAAGTCCGGCACCGCGACCGGCATGTGGATGGGCACCACCCTTCCCGGTAGTGGCACGGCGGGTGTGTTGTATGTGGTGGTGCCGTGAAAGTTTGGAACGGCACTGCGTTCGTTGACCCGTCCGCGTTCAAGGTGTGGAACGGGACAGCGTTCGTTGACCCGGAGCTGTACACGTGGAACGGCACGAGCTACGACAAAGTGTGGCCCACGTTTGAGCCGTTCACGTTAGAGAACGTCAACCTCACTGACGAGCCGGTTCCTGCCGGGGCGTCTGGCTGCTGGGTCACCCTTGGCGGCGCCGGTGGTGGCGGTGGCTCCGGCCGGCGCGCAAACTCTGGTTCTAGATACGGCGGCGGCGGCGGCGGCGGTGGTGCCTACATCCCGCGCGTCTTCATCCCCGCCTCGCTGCTGGGCCCCACATACACGGTCAGCCGCGGCATCGGAGGAAGTGGCGGCAGCGGCAGCTCAGGCGTCTCGGGGTCTGGAGGCGGGCCGTCAACCTTTAGCTCCGGAAGCGTGATCCTCATCGCCAATGGTGGCGCAGGGGGTAGTGGCGGCAGCACGTATCGAGTGAGTGGCGGGGCGGGGGGGGCGGCATCCATATCAGGGATTGTCGCCACCTCTTACGCCGGAGGCGCGGGCGGCGATGCCGGCCGTGACGGCGTTAGTCGTTCGAATGGAGCTGGCGCCGGTGGCGGTGGTGGTGGCATCCGATACTCGAACGACACCACGGACCCTAGCGGCTCGAACGGAACCAGCCCCGGCCCAGGCGGTGACGGTGGCCGCGGCTCTAGTGGTGGCACCCTCTCAAGCTCCCCGGCCGGAACCGGCGGCGAGTCGGGCTACAACCTCATCGAATGGGTTTAGCGGCGCCCGTCCCGGATCTGGTACACCCTGGCCCGCGTGACACCCAAGACGTCGGCTATCTCGGCGGCGGTGGCGCGACCCTCCTGTAACGCTCGCTGCACGCGTTCGGTGAGTTCGGTGTCGAGCTGTTCGACGGTTTCGAGCGCGGCCGCGCGATGCTCACGGTTTCTGAGTAGCCAGGTTTTCAGGTCGTCATCCACAACGCCAAATCGTAGCACCGCTTGACATATAAGCGGCGCTTCTCTAACGTGGGACCTATCGCAGCAAGACACCGCCCGGCGGGGCGAAGGCCTGAGAAACCAACCCCGCCGAGCGGCCCACCCCCAACAGGAGGCCAACCCATGCTACGCAACACCATCGCAACCATCACAGCCGCCCTCACCCTCGCACTCCTCACCCCCGCAGTCGCAGACGCCGCACCCAAACACTGCGACAACCACGGCGTAGGCGCAGGCAAAATCTACAAACACGCCTGCGCCACAGGCCCCGGCGGGGCAGGGGCCAACTGGAACCCCGTCATGAACCCTGACGGCACCTACAAAACCGTCACAGAAGACGGCAAAACACGCAAGGTGTACAAGTGCGTTCGGCACTGCGGCGGTGGCCGCCACCACGTCGAGACCACCGACACCTGGTGACTGGCCATGAAAATCCACGTGCAGTCCCGCGGACCCGCCGGCTGGAACGCCACCGTCCTGTTCACCGCAGGAACCGTCTACACCGTCGCTGACGACCAAGGCCGCCGACACCTCATCGACACCTCCCGAGTTGTCATCAGGAGACTGTCATGACCAAACGAGTAGCGGGGGCGATCGGAACCGGACTCCTCGGCGGTGTCGCCCTCACCGGACTCATCTCGTGGATGTTCGCCACAGGACATCCAGCGATCGACTTCTTCATCGAACGCGACACCCTCTTCTACATCTGAACAACCCCCACAGAAACCCCGCCACCACGAGGTGCGCGGGGTTTCTGCATGAAAGGACCCCCGACATGGACCGTCTCGGAATTATCCTGCTCAAATTGCTCGGACCGCTGGCCGACAGGATCGCTGACCGCATCGCCGACAGGATCACCGAGAACCTGCCCGACCTATCCGATTTGGATGATCAGATCGTCGCGAAACTCCCCGACCTGACCAACCTTCCAGAACAGGTCATCAACATCATCGACGGCGCGCTCCGCTCCATCCCCGTCCTCGGCGGAATCCTCGGGAGCAAACGGTGACCACGAAAGATCAAGTCGCCCAAATCACCATCGCCGAATCCAAGGCGCGCGGCTACACCCGCAGCGAATGCCTGGCGATCATGTCCACCTTCTACCAAGAGTCCGGCTGGAACGACACCATCTGGGACCCGACCCACACCACCTACGGCATTGCCCAACAGGACGGCTCCTACCCACACCGCTTCGACGGTGCCGCAGCCCAAATCAAAGGCTTCTTCGACAAGCTCGACGTGTGGCGCGCCAAACCCGGTGCCAGCACCGATATATGGCTGAACATCTGCTGGATGCAGCAGGCCCCCAACTGGCCCAGCGCTGACTACTGGTACGCCAACGGCCGCCGCGCCTACCTCACCGAAATCAAGTCACGCATCACCACCGTCACCCCATACCTCGACAAGTACTGGCCCGCCGATGGAGGTACCGCCGTGCCCGACGAACCACGCCCCGACTTCAACGAGTTTCCGATCTGGTCGAACAACAACAGCGCCCGCAGCGGCAAGCCCACCATGTTCCTGATCCACACCCAGGAAGGTGGTGGTGGGGACGCTGCCGCCGAGAACCTCGCCAAGTGGTTCCAGAACGCCAACGGTGTCTCCTACCACTACACAATCTCCCAGGCGTCCGATGGTGGTGTGACGGTGGTCGATTGCGTCGACACCGACCGTGCTGCCTGGTCTGTGGGCAACGCGAACAGCATCAGCATCAACCTGTGCTTCGCTGGGTCCCGCGCTGCCTGGTCGCGGGATCAGTGGATGAAGCAGTCCAACGCGATCGACGTCGCCGCATATCTGGCGGTGCAGGACGCGAAAAAGTACGGCTTCGAACCACTCGTGGTGCCCCCGCCATACACGAACGGCCGCCCAGGCATCTCGGATCACCGGTGGGTGACCGACGTGTTCAAGTGGGGCACCCACACCGATGTTGGCGCCAACTTCCCGTGGGACTACTTCACCGAACGCGTCAACCACTGGGCGGCTGGCGGCAAGACCGAACCTGAACCGCCGAAGGTGAAACGCTTCCCGGACGACTGGACCGATCGCGAACTCGCCGTGGAGACCTTGCGTCAGCAGCGCGGCTACGCGCTGGATGGTTGGCCGCAGCTCGGCGGCCGCACAGTGGTGGACGTACTTGGCGCGATCGGCGAAAAGCTCGGCGTCGAAGGCTGCTACGACGTCAAGGGCAAGTCCTGATGCGCATCGACGGGCAGTATGTGGGCCTCGGGTTGGGTGATTCGTCCGAGGAAATCCGCCGGATCAAGGCGTTCATGCGGCGCAAGTTCGCTTCCTACGCGGGCGATTTGGCTGATACCCCGCTCTATGACGAGGCCATGACGGCAGCAGTCGCCGAGATGCAATCCCGGTACAACACGGCTGGGCAGCTGCGCGACGGGCTCTACATCCCCGGGATTATCAACGCTGAAACCAAGTACGTCATGGGCTACCTACCGCGCCCCGTCGTGGATACCCGTCCCGTGCTGATCACCGTGTGCGGCACCGGTGTTCCCTGGTGGATCGGCCCCGACGCCGACACCGCCCGCGCCGTCGAAGACAAATACCTGTGGCAACCCATCGGCTACCCAGCAGCAGCATTCCCGATGGGCAAATCCATTGCCGCCGCCATCACCGAAACCCACAACCAAGCTAACCGGTGGCGCGAACGCATCGAAACCCACGGCGCCGCGCTAGCAGGCTACTCCCAAGGCGCGGTAGTGGTTTCCGAACTGTGGATGAACCACATTGCACCCGAAGACGGCTCCCTGCATTGGATGAAACCGCACATCGAGAAAGCCGTGACGTGGGGCAACCCGAACCGCGAACTCGGTCACGTGTGGGCCGATCACGGCGGCTCACCAATGGCCCCGTCCAACACCCAAGGCGTCTCATCGAACGGCATGCGTGACACCCCGCCGTGGTGGCGCGACTACGCACACCAAGGCGACTTGTACGCCTGCACCGAACCCGGTGACACACAAGAGGTCCGCAACGCCATATGGCAGATCGTGCGCGACCTGGACCTGTTCACCGGACCCGATTCGCTACTCGCCCAAGTGGTCGAACTTGTGCAGGCACCGCTACCGGAGGCGATCGCGATCACCAAGGCACTGTTGGACGCCGGCATGTTCTTCGCGAAACGCACCGGCCCGCACGTGGACTACAACGTCCAGCCCGCCATCGACTACCTACGCACATAAGGGGGACCACCTGATGTTGACACGTTCGTTTTGGATCGACGCCGCCGAACGCGCGGCCCGCACGTTCGCCCAAACCGCGATCGCCACACTCGGCGCGGGCGCGGTTGACCTACTCGCCACCGATTGGGTGTCAGTGCTGTCAGTGTCCGGCGGCGCCGCAGTGGTGTCACTGCTGATGTCTATCGGCGCGGAACGCCGCGGCAACCCCGGAACGGCTTCTGCGACTAGAGCGGTCACTGCCGCATGATGTGGGAATCGGTGCGCGAAGCAATGGACGCCGCGTACCAGCCCGACGATGGTATCGACCTGATAGGACTGCTCATCATCGGTTTGCCTTCCACGATCGCAGCGATCGGAACGGGAATTGTCGGTGTCCTCACTGTTCGAGGGCAACGTAAGGGCCGGGAACGTGCCCGACAGATCGACGCGAAAACCGATGAGATTCACGAGCAGACCGTCAACACCCATGACACCAACATGCGCGACGACCTCGACGAGATACGCGATCTGGTGCGGGACGGATTCAGACAGATTCAACGGGACATCGGAGGGTTGAGGGAGGAACTGCGAACCGAACGCCTCGAACGCATCGAAGGCGACAAGCGACGCGACTGGTGAAACACCGGGAAAGGGAACACCGAATGTCACTCTTGGCCGATCTTGCAGGTTTGGAGCCCCGAACCTGCCCAGCATGTGATTGGGTTGGTGCCCGGTCGAAGCAGGAACGTGCAGAGATCAAATCCTCGTTGGAGTCCGCGAAACGCGGCGACGTCAGGTTCACCGACATACTGCGGGTCCTCGTCAAACACGGTATGCCAGACATGAACTCGCAAGCGTGGCGGCATCACGCGAGGAACCATCATGTCGCTGACTAGCGACCTGCGCCAGGTGCGCATCGCCGAAGGTGTGCGCAACAAAATCCTGATCCTCGACGTTGAACGGCTCCCCGGAATCACCGAACAATACTGGTGGGGCAGGGGAGACCTGAAGAACCGGTACGTGCAGTACGAGACGGTGACCCGCATGCCGCGCACCACGATTGTGTGCGCCAAGTGGTATGACCAGCCCGAGGTTATCCAGCTCGCCGAATGGGATAAAGGTGGACGCAAACGGTTCCTGCGGCGCGTCCACAACCTGCTATCCCAAGCGGATATCGTTGTCGGCCACTACATCGACGAAGCTGACGTGCCGTGGCTGAAGGGTGATCTGCATTTGGAGGCCGGGTTACCTCCGCTGCCTCCGTTCAAAACCGTTGACACGTTGAAGGTGCTGCGCCGCGAGTTCAAATCCGGTGCCCCATTCAAAGGTTTGGACGCGTTCTGTCAGATCGTTGGCCTGCCCGCCAAAACTGACCGCTACGACCGGGGCGCGATGGAACGCGCCGTGACAGGGAAGAGCGTTGAGGATCGGGAACGCTTGGTGTCGTACTGCGCTGGCGATGTGGTAGCCACGCAGGGGTTGTACGACTTCCTGCGTCCGCACATCAAAAACCATCCCGCACTGTTCGTTGACGGCGAGGACAGGTTGATGGTGTGTAACCGGTGCGGTGGTGAAACTGTGGTGATCCCGCGGCGGTACGTGGCGAATGTGTTGACGTACACGATGCGCCGCTGCACCAACTGCGGGGCGCATTCACGACTGTCCATCGAGCCGGAACGCATGAGCGCTGTGAGAGGGGTGTGATGTGAACGTTCGAGTGTGCACGTTCCTGGATCATGTTGTGACGGTGGGATTCCTGTGGGACGCGCTCAAAGAATGGATGCGACTGTGAGGCCGGCCGATCCTGTCCGGGCTGCGATCCAAGAGAGTTTGGATGCGCAGGGCGAAGGCTGGCAGGTCGCGCACTACGTTGTGGTCGCCGGCTTGGAGCGGATCACCGGCGACCGGATGGACTTGGGTGCGACGACGATCATCACACCCGTAGGCCAGCCCGACTATCTGACGGAGGGCCTGGTGAATCGTTACTGGGACGAATCGGATGATGAGTGATCCGCAGTTGGAGTTGTGGCGGTCGGTGTGGCTGGCGGTCGTCGCGGGGATGATCGTCGCGCTGCTGGTTCACGTCTTGGCTTAATCCACGCCTCGTGAAGCATCGAACTTCAGGAGAGGTTACGGGGCCGCCCCGCTTGCACACTCTCCAGTGCAAGCGGGGCGGCCCTCTTTTCGCGTATCAGTCGATGTGTTCCACCACACACGTCAGGACAGCTCTCCCGCGTGAATACCCCGGAGGATGTCCGCGGCACGGTCGGTCAGATACTCGGATGTGTTCGGGTCCATGAGAACCCGGTCGATGGTCGCCACGATGCGATCCAACGCATACTGCGCACCGGCTGTGAATGCCTCACCCGCGATCGAGTACTGCGTGAGTGAGTCACCGATGGTGGAGTGATCCGGGTCGCGTTCAGCTTCGTAGCGGTCAGTAGCTGCAGTCATGTCATCCTTCTTTCAGCCATCGTTGGGAACCACAACCACCACACATCAGCGACCCCCGAACACGCGCATCCAACGCTCAAACTTCGGATCAGGAAACTCCACAGGGTCATACAGCTGCCCAGGAGGCGACACCGCAACAACCACAGCGAAAGTCGTGAACGGCAACCGAAACACAACCGTTCGACGGAACCACTCATCACCACCGAGAGACACCACAGGACCGGTCCAATGCTTGTACGTCCACACCCACGGCAACGTCCACACCCACGGCATCATCGCCGCTCCCGGATCTCGTTCTGTTCATCAGCGCAGGCGATCAGCCAACGCCACGTAGCGCGCAGACTTCTGGTCTCCCACAACACCATCAGAAGCGCCATCACTGCTCCTTGAGCCATCGTTGGATTGTGTTGGTTGATTTCCCGGTGAGTACGGCTATTTCCCGGACAGAACCACCAGCAGCCGATGCCGCCAACACTCGATCCCGGAGACGCCGGGTCTTCTCCTCAGCTTGGGAGAGAGTGCCATTCAAATCGGCCGCCGCTTCGGCGAGTTCGGAGCGGAGAGGTTCAGGCACAGTGCCAAGAGGGCGAGCCATCAGGTTTGCCCCCAGCGATGCCCGCAGTTCCGACACACACGCACCACCACGGACCCCGGTTGGTCAAACCAGTTAAACCCAAGTAACGCATACGACCGAGCTATCATCAGCTGCGCTATCTCAACGGGCGTATCACCTTCAGGGGCGTGGCGTGGCTCTTCCAGCCAATGCACATCGACAACCCCGCATTCGGGGCAGTCTGCGCAAGCGGTGAACGGTTCCACTGCGATCACTCTTGCGATCCCTGTTTGAGTGCACGCGCCAGCGCGGACTTACGCCGGATTCCTTCGGCGATGGCATCGGCCTCGTCCGGGAATGCTTCGAAGCTCACATGCACTTTTCCGTCAGCAACGATCTGGAATACGACTTTGCCGTCGGAGCGTGCCTCGGTGGTGAATTTCGCTGCCGGTAGGGCTGCCATACATTAATCGTAGCACCGTCGCAACGATTGATAGGTAAATCAGGGGCAGTTCGGGTACGTATCTACTAAACGTCCACCGGTCGATAATCCCCCGTACACCCCGCGCGGATCTCCTCAGGCTCCCCCATGAAAAGAGAGTACGACGGCGCGACGACATGGAGGACCGGTTTAGGCCCACGGTGGGAGTGGAATCCCCTCTAGGGTTACCTTTAGGGTGATCCCCTCCGAGGCTTATGGCCTCTGACCTGTGCGCCGTGAGGGTTTCGAACCCCCGACCCGCTGATTAAGAGTCAGCGGTTGATAGGCTGCATACCAGGAGAAACGTTGTCAAACCCGCAGGTAGACACCCGATACTGCGCAATTCTGCGTAATGCTGCGCAGCACCGTAGGGTGAACCGTAGGGTGACCCCCTGGGAGGGAAAACGATGGCAACTAAGAAACGCAGAACCCGCGGAGACGGAGCGTTCTTCCAACGCGCCGACGGCAAATGGATGGGGCGAGTAGAACTACCCCCCGACCGCAACGGCAACCGCCGCTACAAATGGGTGTCCTCCGTTGACCGCAACACCGCCATGGCCAAACTCAAACAACTCCGCCGCGACGTCGAAGAGGGCCGCATCGCCACCACCTCATCCACAACTGTGGAGAAGTGGATGCTGCACTGGATCGACAACATCCACGCCAAACGTAAAGTCCGCCCCGGCGTCCTCAACGACTACCGGGCCGCCATCCACAACCACATCAACCCGATCCTCGGCGCGAAACGCATCGACAAACTCACCCCGCAGCATGTGCGGGACCTGCACTCCGAGATCGGGGCCTCCCGCACCGCCGAGCTGGTCCATGTCATCGTCCAGAAAGCCCTGGACGATGCGGTAGCGGAGGGTGTGGCGACCAGGAATGTGGCCGCATTGGTCGACAAGCCCGAGTACCGGAAGAAGAAACGCAACGGCTTCCCGGCGGACGTGGCGCAGCACATCATCCACACCGCGTTCCAGGTGTGCGACGAACCAGATGCGGTGCGGATCGCCGCCGGTTTCCTGACGGGCGCCCGCCGTGGGGAACTCCTCGGCCTGCGCTGGCCCTACGTCGACAACCCCGCTCAGGGATGGATCACCATCGCTTGGCAGTTGCAATCGGAAACCCGCGTCCACGGCTGTGGGGATCCTCTACCCGAACCGTCACCGCTGGCCCGGCCCGACCGTATGCCCAAGAAACCCCCGTACTGGCCTTGCGGGAAGACACGGGCATGGGCATGCCCGCAGTCCCGGTGGGACCTGCCGGCGCATTTCGAGTATCAGGAATGTGAGGGGTCGTTGTTGTTCACCCGGCCGAAGACGGACGCTGGTTGGCGTGAGGTGCCGTTGTTGCCGCCGTTATATGTGGCGATGCAGAAACTCCGCGCCGACAATCCGCATGACTTGGTGTGGCACAAGGAGGGGAAGCCGATCGATCCCCGTTCGGACTACGACGTGTGGCGTGGCGTGTTCCGCGCTGCTGGGGTGATCGGTCCAACCGAGTCGTTGCCGCCGCACAACTCGCGGCACACCACCTCGACATTGCTGCGCGCAGCGGGTGTGGATGAGCAAACGCGTATGGAGATCTTGGGTCATGCGAGTGTGGATGCGCAGCGGATCTATGCGCATGCGGACCGGGCGAGGCATCTGGAGGCCATGCAGGGGCTGTCCGAACTGCTCCCATCGACGTTTGCGTAGGCGACCGACTGTAAATGCGCCCTGCCGAGGGATTCACCATTCCCCGGCAGGGCGCTTTTTTGCGTTCTGGCGGGTGTCACTCCGTCATGGTCCAAGTTCCGCAGCCGCTCGTGCGGAACACGATGCGATGATCCCCGTTGATTGTGCCGGTCCACGACGCGACACCATCGGGTTGGATGTTCGCGCGGACGGTGCCGGATGGTGCTTCACCTTCGCGGAGTGTTTCGCCGCCGCGGTAGTCGGCGATGCTGACGACCGCCCACGTGCAGCCGGGGGAGCTGGGTGGGATGGTGGCGGTGTAGGTGCCCCAGTCGTATCCGTCTGCGCCGCCCATGTTGTGGGTGCCGTCGCCGGGGATGGTGCGGTACGGGTTGGGCCGTGTAGTGGTGGTGGTTGGTGTGGTGGTTTGTGATGCGCTTCTGTCGTCGTCGTCGTTGTTGTTGCGTGCGGAGACGATGCCTACGACGGCGAGCACAGCGAGCGCGGTGACCATCACCTTCCCTGGTGACACAGCGCGATCATTGGTGGTCATCTGGTAGTGGTCTTTCTGTGTTGGTGGCTAACTTTCGCGCACTGGCGTTATCTGATCGTGACATTCCCATGTTTGGGCTTCCTGTGCCGATCTTGGCAATGATCCGTTAGCGTCTACGCATCCGGTTGCGAGGGGTGACCGGTGCTGGTGATTTCGGTAGGTGCAGCCCATGTTTGATGACGAACTCGACACTCTGCTGGTGCGGATTCTGAACGCGATGGACGAGTGTCCGCCAACAACATGGACGTTGCGCCGGGCACGTCTAGTCCTTGCGGCGTTGACGTGCCCGGACGCTCCTGGCGATGTGGTCGCGAATCTCCGCCCCGGCTGTTTCGCCAGTCCGAGGTTGGCGCGGCTGCGTCGTGTCACTGGTCGCGGCGTCTAGGTCGCCCTCCTGGTCTTGACGCGCTTCGCGCGGTGTTCGCGTCGTCTGCGCAGTTTCCATGACATTTCGTGCCTCCTGCAATCGGCGGGTTACTTCTTTAACTAGTTCTTCGTCGGTTCGCTTGTTGAGTGGCCGGTCTACTTGAACGATCTTTTTGGTATCTCCGGGTTTGAGGTAGCCGGCTGCTAGGAACGCCTCTAGCACTGGTGCTCCTAGTGCGTTGGCAACCATGCGCAGGTCGCTTGGTCTTGGTTGTGAGCCCCCGCGCCACTTGCTGATCGTGGCCTTGTTGATGCCAGCTTTGTCGGCTACGGCGGCTGCGGTCGTCTCAGCTTCGGCGATGCGTTTGTCGATCCACTTCATCAACTCTTCGTTGGGCATATCAGCAGCGTAGCCGCATTGTTGCCGCAACCCTACCGGTTGCGCGTAAGCAACTTGGGTTGCGTCTAAATCCCACAGGTGTAGTTCGGCACGTCACCCGCCGTATCCAGCGCAAAGCCGGTCCCCAAAATCCGATCAAAGTTGCCGCACGGAAATGGGTTGCGTGTCGGCAACCGAGCGTGTATGTTCAGTGTTGCCGGTCAGCAACCGGTTGCCAATCAGAAAACTCACAGTTTGGAGACCGCTATGACTCGCGGGTTCGCGATCAAGATGGGGCGGGTCAAACGGGAGATGAAGAAGCGCGGAATCCCCGACTACGCGGCACTCGCCCGTGACATGAAAGTCAACAAGAGCACGGTGTGGCGAGTCATGAACGGACGCGCCCGTCCCGGCCCCGATTTCGTTAACGCGCTGCTCGACGCGTGGGACCTAGAGTTCCACGACCTTTTCGACGACCCCCGCAAGCTTCGGCCGAAGAAGGCCGCATAGAAGAAGCCCCCACCTGTGTGCAGCAGGTGAGGGCAGAGACAACGAGGAAGAAGCTCGAATGTCTGAACTACAGCGTATCAACCGGGGCGTCTGCCCCACTCCCGGCAAGAAGCAGTACCGCTCTCAAGCCGAAGCGAACCGGTGGCAGCGACAGAAGTACGCCGGCCACGGCAACCGCAAGGAACGCCTCTACGCCTACCAGTGCCCGAGCGGTGAGCACTGGCATCTGACCCACCACACACCCGAGGTGCAGCAGACCGTGTTCGACAAAACCACCGGGCAACCAGGACTCGTCCCCACATCGAACGCGTTCGAGGGCCACAACGTGCGGCACGTGTTCACCGATCAGCCCTACTGGGTTGCCAAGGACGTGTGCGAGGCCGCGGGGATTTCGAAGTACCGCGACGCGATCGTCCAACTGGACGACGACGAAAGGGTGTACCTGTTCGTGGACACCCCTGGCGGACCGCAACGCATGGTCGCGGTCACCGAGGCAGGTGTGTGGTCACTGCTCATGATCAGCCGGTCACCGAAGGTGAAGCCGTTCAAGCGGTGGATGACACATGAGGTGTTGCCGTCGATCCGCAAGACCGGCGGGTATTCCGCTGTCGATACGAATATTGCGCTTCCTGACCGCAAGACTCTTGCCCAGTGGGTGGTTGAGGCGGAGACCCGCGCCGAGCTGGCTGAGGCGAAGGCGTTGGAGTTGTCAGTTCCTGCGTCGGCGTGGAATGAGTTGGCCGAGGCATCGGGTGACTACTCGGTGTCGGATGCGTCGAAGGTGCTGTCCCGCGACCCGGCGGTGAACATCAAGGAACGCGCTCTGTTCCAGTACATGTCGAGCATCGGTTGGGTTTTCAAGCGGCAGGGCCGTTGGAAGGCGTACCGCGATCAGTTGGAGACGGGTCGTCTCGCGGAGAAAGTTGCGAAGCCGTTTTGGCATGAGTCTCGCGGTGAGTGGGTGAATGGTGAGCCCACGGTGCGGATCACGCCGAAGGGTTTGGCGGAGTTGCATAAGCGTCTCGGTGGTACCGGTCAGCTCGCGTTGGCGGCCGTGTCATGAGCTTCTCTTTCTATGCAGAGCCCACCCAGATCCTCAAGAGAGGCCATGGTGGTGTGACCGTAGGACTCGGGGAAAACAACGGATCCGAATTGGCCTACTTGCACGTCGGTGATGGATACCGCAATGGTGACGTTCTCCTGGACGCCGACGAACTCACGGATCTGATCGACCAGCTGACCATCATCCGCAACGCGATGAGGGAGCCGCGATGACGTTTCATTCACGCCCGAGGCCTCCGATTCAGCATTTCCCAAAGCCGAAGAAGCCTTTGTTCCAGTCGAAACCTAAGGATGCGAAATGAGCACTCCCAGATGGGCCACGTTCAAAGAGGCCGCGTCATACCTCCGCTTGAAATCAGACGTGCTGATACGGGAGGCAGTCAAAAACGATGGGTTGAAGGCTTATCCGATCGGTAACGGTCGGGAGGCGCGTGTTGACCTGAATGAGGTTGATGAGTGGATGAAGTCGCGTAGTTATGAGCCGAGGTCCGCATGACGTCGTCTGCTCCTAAGCATCGGAGTGTGTGCCAACTGTCGGGTGAAGTTACTCGTCCGTCTGGGGTTTGGAAAGCGTTGGCGGAGTTCGACGCCAGGCAGATGAAGGAAGCGGCGGAGCTGGATGCGTTGCGTGAGGAAAACGCGCGGCTGCGGTGCCGGCTGCAGGAACTGGGGGAGACAGCGTGAGCAATCCAGCAGTAGAAGCTGCGACACGGGTTATGAAGCTGGTTTACGCATACCCGACGCCCAATAGAGACCTTGTTCTTGCTGCCCGCGAGGTGTTGAAGCCGATCCGCGAACTACACCACCCAATCGATGAGCACGGCGATTCTGTCGAAGAGTGCAGCGAGTGTAAACACCGTTGGCCCTGCGATACCGCCAAGCTGATCTACACCTCTGAGGAGCTTCAGTGAATCTTGTTGATCGTTTGAATGCCAGGTTTAACAACGTGATTCATGACGGACTCGCCTTGGTGGGTGCTGTGGTGGATCCGTGGCTGGCCAAGCTTGAGCGTCAGGCCATGAGCAATGCGTTGGGGCGGGATATCAGCATGGATTACGGGGATTGTCTTGCGGCTGCGGAGGCAGGCTCGCTGCGCAGCGCCTACATGACCCGCGAGAGAGATCAGGCAGACTTTTCAGGCCTGGTGCTCATGTCGGTAGTCGCCGCCCTGGACGGTAGCCCGTGGGTTACGAAAGGTCATTTACGGGAGCTGTCAAGCGAAGTAGCCGCCGTGGCGGTGGAAAGGATGTCCGAGACAGACTCCTTTTTCCTACCGGACGGAACTCTCTTTGGGAAGCGCGACAGCGACACCGCAGAATGCGAACTCCTCGCTGAGGACATCTGCGATGAGGCTGAGGAAGCCGAACTGCTCGACGAGTTCATGGAGTTGGGGGAGTTCCTGGATTCTGCGACCGCGGAAGAACTCGCCGCCATGAGGCAACAGCATGCGACGGCCGCCGAGTTGGAACGCCATCTGCGTTACTTCACGACCGCGCCCGGCGCGTCCGGGGTGAACCCCGGCGTTGTCGCCCAGTCACTGCTGGAGAACTACCGCATCACCCCGAGATAGATCAACCCATCCAAACAAAGAAAAGGAACTCCCAATGTCCATTGATCTCGACCGAATCACCCACCCTCTGCGCCTCGCGAAAGGCAGCCACCAACCCGGCTCCGGGAAAGGCTGCGCCATGAACGTCATCTCATACATCAACGGCGACACCAAAATCACCGACTACCCCGAATGCTCCGCACGCCCACTGGCCGCACTGGTGCAAATGTGCAACGACCAGCTGGCTGGACCTGACGGATTTCTATCACCCGAGAACAGTGTGCTGGTTCTCGACTTGGGTTGGAAGACAGTCGGCACTGCAGGTGTTTCGGATGCTGTCCACGCGTTGTGGATTGCCGACATGCTGGACTCCCCAGAGTGGGGCGCCGTCCGGGTCGCGGATGAGGTTGGTGCGGTGGCGATCCGCGAGATTGCGGATTTGCACCGTCAGGCGGCGGCGGGTCAGGTGCCGTTTGCGTGGGCCGCACGGAGCGCCGCATGGAGCGCCGCATGGAGCGCCGCATGGAGCGCCGCATGGAGCGCCACACGGCACGCCGCAGAGAGCGCCGCATGGAGCGCCACACGGCACGCCGCAGAGAGCGCCGCATGGAGCGCCGCATGGAGCGCCACAGAGAGCGTCGCAGAGAGCGGCGCAGGGAGCGCCGCATGGAGCGCCACAGAGAGCGTCGCAGAGAGCGGCGCAGGGTACGCCTGGATCCCCGCACGGAGCGCCGCAGAGAGCCGCGCATTGAGCGCCGCACGGTACGCCGCAGAGAGCGCCGCATGGAGAGGCACACTCATCGAGTTCACGCGGCAGTCGATTACCCGGTGGCGCGAACTCGCCGACCTCGACCCTGCAACCGAGATTGACGCAGCAGATATCAATTCCGCTCTGGCGCGGATCCACGGCTGACGCAGGCGGGCCGCCGCCCCATTGCGCGGGACGACGGCCCTAACACCGGAAACAACACAACCAAAGAAAGGACGCTTCCGATGCTAACCCCAGATTCTAAACCCGCATGGTGGGACCACCACCAAACCAACTGGGCTGACCTGCCCGTCACCACCAATCCTCCGATGGCTGACCTGGACCTTCTCAAGGAGTTGGAGGATTTGGCGGAGCTGGTGTTGATCCACACGGAGAGTGTGTCGTGGTTCCGCCCGTTCCTGCCGCCTGCGCATTGGGAGAACGAGCCGACGATCTGGGAGCAGATGAACGGCGACGCTGTTGTCGGGTTGTTGCGTGACTACCTCACCGAGGGAGACGCAGCATGAACGCCCGCACCGTCGACCTCTTCATCATCTGGGCAGCAGTCATCGGTGTTCCGCTGGCCCTCGCCAACATGTCATTCTCCCTGTCTGACGATCGATTGGTGGAAGCTTCCATCCACGTCGTCATGGCTTTTATCTCAGCTCTTCTCGGTGTCCGCTCGTTGACGCGCTTGGGTGGGGGTGAGTGACCAATGGCTCATTGGAAGTACTGGTGGACGATGCCGCTGCTGATCGCCGCGGGCATCATCGGCCCCGGACTCGCCGCACCATACGCTGAAGCTGACAGTCTCAACGACAGGTTCATTGCTGTCATCGAATCCGAAGGCATCACCGGAGTCGACAGCAACCGAGACGCCATCGCCACCGCCAGGAAAGTCTGCGCACTCCTCAACGTTGGTGTCCCCGAGGGGGCTATCGCCCAACAGATCTACATCAACAGTGACCTGTCGCCCTACCAGGTGGCTTTCTTCGTCGCCGCTGCGGAATCGGTGTACTGCCCGCAGCACCTCACCAACCAGGGGGTGGTGTAGGTGGCGAACTCCCCGTTCATCCAACTGGCAGAAGTCCACACCAGCGACTGGCGTTCCCGCGCGATCTGCACCCACAAGGACGGCGACATTTGGTTCCTCAACGAATCCGGCCACTACGTCAACGACGCCGCCCGCCGCATCTGCTGGACCTGCCCAGTCCAAGCACCATGCCTCGAATTCGCGTTGCAACACAACGAGGCCGGCGTGTGGGGCGGCTTCTCAGAGAAGGAACGTGCCCGCATCAAAAGGGGTGAACTGCCCCCGGTGAAACCGGCACGGTTCACGGAGAAGGAATGCTTGCAGTGCGGTGAGGTGTTCGAGCCGGTCACCCGCAGGGCAAGGTTTTGCTCGCAGAAATGCAAGAAACGCGCCGCGAATGCGTTGCGGTCACAACCGTCCCTGAAGATCTGCACGCAGTGCGGCGGCGAGTTTATGGGGACGTATGCGCAGACCTGCTCGAATGAGTGCCGCCGGGCGCAGAGGTGGGGCGCATGACCGGCCGTGTCCTCACCCCCGTTGAGGTGGAGAAGGTGGCGTGGCTGACCCGCATGGGTTGGACCGCCCCGCAGATCGCCGAACAGCTGGGCTGCCATCACCGCACCGTGCAGCGTGCCCGCGCGAAGACGGGTGTGGCGAAACCGAAACCCCCCGCCCTGTCTACGGAGATCCTGGAGGAAGCGGCGCGGATGCTGGCCGATGGTGCTTCGCAGAACGAGGTGGCCCGCACTTTGGGTGTTGGGCAGGCCACGATCTCGGCGCATTTCCGTGGTCAGGGTTGGACTCGTGAGCAGTCGATTGAGTGGATTTCGTTCATCCGCCGCTACAGGGGTGTCGCATGAGGCGGGGCGCGAAACTCCCGGAGTGGGTGGTGGAGCGGATCGTGGCGTTGTCGTGGAACGGCTGGACCACCGGCGACATCGCCAAAGAAGTCGGATGCTCCGACCGCACAGTGTCTCGGGTGAGGGTTCGGCACGGCATCTCCCGCGGCGAAGCCCACGACCCCATCCCTGAACATGTCCTGGCCCAGGCGGCCCGCCTGCTCGACGACGGCGCCTCCTACACGGACGCTGCGGCGACGGTGGGGTGCAGTCGAACCGCGTTGCGCCGCAAGTTCCCCGGTCGTGGCTGGGACCGCCGGCAGTGCGCTGAATGGCGAGTGATCGCCCGCATGGAAAGAGCTATCGCATGACCATCATCGACCTGTCATTCATGCTCGCCCATGTTGAGGACAAGCACGCGTGGCGTGACCAAGCGTTGTGCTCACAGGTCGATCCCGAGCTGTTCTTCCCCGAAAAGGGAGGAAACGCGAAACCCGCAAAGCGGATCTGCGGTATGTGCGACGTCCGGGACGAATGCCTTCAGTGGGCGCTGGACAACAACGAACAGTTCGGCATCTTCGGCGGCCTGTCCGAGCGTGAACGCCGACCACTGGTGCAGGCTCGCCGAGAAGAACGAGTCCCACTAGTGAAGGTGTGCAAAGGCTGCGGAGAAGAATTCCAGCCCTATCGCACTCGCCTGGTGTATTGCTCGATGGCGTGCCGACGCCAGTCAGAAAAAGAATCCCGCAAGCGTCACTCGCGTGAGTGCCGTTCGTGTGGTCGGCACTTCATCGGCGTCAGTGACCACTGCTCACCGGCATGCCTGAAGAAGTCGCATCGATCGATCCTGGACAAGCGGGACGCCCTGAAAATTTTCACAGTCGTATGCCGAGTCTGCTGTGAAGACTTTGAGACCTCCCGAGTTCACACCAAGTACTGCTCTGATTCGTGCCGGCAGGCGGCGATCCTTGCGCAGCGTCGTCAACGCACTAGGTCGCGGAGGGAGGCGTCGTGATGTGTGTATGTGGGCACAACCGGTCCTGGCACAGGTATGCGTGGGATCGGTTCCGCCAAGTGTGGGACACCAGTTGTGAAGCCACCAACTATCACGGCCCTGCCGGGCATGAACGCTGCCGCTGCTCCAAATACCAAGACAAGGAAGACGAATGATCACTGATACGAGGGTCATCACTGCGAGGGATGACGCGAAAGCCGGCGCAGCCGCACTTGATGACGCGAGGTGTGCTTTGCATGAGTTGTTGTCGGAGGGGCCGCCGTTGCCGTTCCTGGACCGTGAAGCGCTGGAACTGAATTTGGAAGTTGTGTCGAAGGCGTTGTCTCGGGTTGATGCGGTGATCGGTTCGTTGGACCGGTTGGCGGACAGGTGGACAGCATGAGTGATCAGTCTCGTGTCGAAGCGACTCTCGGGCAGATGTTTCGAGACCACTTCTTCGACAGCCCCCACGAGGACACCCGGTGCTGTGTTGAAGAGTTCCTGGCGACGCTGAAAGAGAACAGGATCGTACTCATCGAACTCCCTGAACCAACCCGTCGCTCTGTCGAAACCCTGCGGTTCATTGCGGCTTGGGATGCCCTCGGCGAATCCGACTGGCTGCGGGTTAACGGGTTCGGACACATCGAAGATGAGGAATGCCGGGAGTATTCGCCCGATGAGGCCCGCGAACTGGCTGCTGCTCTTCTCGCTGCTGCTGCGGAGGTAACCGAATGAGCGACGTGGACGTTGACAGGCTCGCGAAGCTTCGCGAACCATTCCCCGCCAACCAGATCGGAAAGCTGCCGAAGGGCGGCATCACCCTCGACTTTGTTGGCCATGGTTACCTCACCGCGAGGTTCCTCGACGTGGACCCGCTGTGGACATGGGAACCGTTCGCAGTCGGGGACAACGGCCTACCCCTCTTGGACGAACAAGGCGGCCTGTGGATCCGCCTCACGATCTGCGGTGTCACCCGCATCGGATACGGCGACGCCGGCGGCAAGAAAGGCCCCAACGCCGTCAAAGAAGCGATCGGTGACGCGCTCAGGAACGCGGGCATGAGGTTCGGCGCTGCTCTCGACTTGTGGTGCAAGGGAGACCCAGACGCCCCCGCACCGCCCGATCCTGCGGTGGCTGAACGGAATGCTCTGCTCCACGAGCTGGGGGATGCGTGCGCTGCTCTGACTCTTGATGAGAAGACGGTTGCTGCCCAGTTCTACGGCAAGTACAAGGTGACCGCGAGGAACGCGAAACCCCAGCAGTTGCGGGAGTTCATTGACGACCTCATGGAGAACGGTGCCCCCGCATGAGTCGCCGGTTTACGGGGTTTCCCCCGGAAGTCAAGGAACTGATCTGGTCTCGTGCTCATGGTCGTTGTGAACGCTGCAACGAGTACGCCTCGGACGCTACTGCACACCATCGCAGGCCCCGGGCGCTCGGCGGCTCTCGCCGCGACGACACCAACGTGGCGTCTAACGGGTTGTGGGCTTGTGGTGCTTGTCACCGGCATGTCGAGTCGTACCGCACACAAGCGTTCGCCGAAGGCTGGCTTGTTCGTCAAACCCAATCCCCCATCCAGATTCCCGTCCTCTACAGGGGCAACTGGGTGTTGCTCGACGACGACGGTTTTGTTTACCGAATCCCCACGGAGGCAGCGAAATGAACCCGTACTACCAAGACGATCAGGTCACCCTCTACCACGGGGACTGCCTCGACGTGCTCGCCGAGCTGCCCGATCGCAGCGTCGACGCCGTGGTTTGCGACCCGCCCTACGGGCTCGAGTTCATGGGCAAGGAGTGGGATCGTCTCGGAGACATTGGTAAGGCCAGCCACCAGGGTTTCACCGACGGTTCAGGATTCAAGGGGTTCAAACTACCGGCCAGCTACAACGCATCGGCGAATGTCAAGTGCCAGAGGTGTAGTAGGTGGCGCTTTGACCACATCGGACGCAAGTGCGAGTGCGCGGAGCCGCAATGGCCGAATGTACGGGCGCAGCAGGGGCGAACCATGCAGGAATGGCACCACCAGTGGGCGGCCGAGTGCCTGCGCGTGCTGAAACCGGGCGGGCACCTGCTCGCGTTCGGCGGTTCGCGCACCTGGCACCGGCTAGCGGCGGCGATCGAGGACGCCGGGTTCGAGATCCGCGACTCCATCGCCTGGCTGTACGGCAGCGGAATGCCCAAGTCGCTCGACGTGTCCAAGGCGATTGACAAGCGCCCTGGGGTCGCGAGCCATGCCGAGTTTGCGGCGCATTTGAGGGAGCGCCGCGAGGCCGCCGGGCTGTCGGCCGCCGACGTGTCAGAAGCTGTGGTCGGCACCAGGTCGGGTGCGTGTTGGAACTGGGAACATCATCAGTTCCCCGAGGCGAAATGGTGGCCAAAGCTGCGCGACCTGCTCGATTTGGACGAAGCGCGGTGGGGGCACGTGATCGCGGAGGCTGAGCGAGAAACTGTTGGCGTCGGCACCTCCGGGAAAACCGCCAACATGGGCGGACTGCGAGGCGTCGAAACGTCAACTGGCGTATTTGACATCACCGCCTCTGCCACCGATGCCGCCAAACGGTGGGAGGGCTGGGGTACTGCGCTCAAGCCAAGCCACGAGCCAATCGTGGTCGCACGTAAACCTCTCGTGGGCACGGTGGCGGCGAATGTCCTGGAGCACGGTACGGGGGCGTTGAACATCGACGCCTGCCGCATCGGCGACGGCTCCGAGTCTCAGGGGCCGCGCGACTCGTCCGAGCCTAGCGCCACACGACGCTATACCAGCAGCGGCGCTGTGAACATCGCCGCAACACCAGGACCCCGCGGGGGATCGCCATCCGGCCGCTGGCCGACGAACGTGGTGCTCGACGAGGCCGCCGCTGCGGCACTTGACGAGCAGAGCGGCATTCAAAAGTCCGGGACGGCGGTTCAGCGCAACGGCGGTGGGCAGAAAATCTTCGGCGGCATCGCGGGCGGGGAGAACAGTGCGGGTGCCCGACCTGACGCCGGGTACAACGATGAGGGCGGCGCGTCACGGTTCTTTCCGGTGTTCCGCTACGAAGCGAAAGCACCCGGAGCGGAACGTCCCAGCGTCGTCACAACGAAATTGCGTCTACGCGCGGACCTCACGCCGGAGCAAGTGGATCACGTGGTGGCTCGTCTGCGAGAGGCCGGTGTAGAGATTGACTGACTTTCTCGGCGCAACTATCAGGAGCGTTGCGCAAATCGGATTTCCCACTGTTAACCCAATTGAGGTGATGCGCTAATGCGCGACTTCAACGTTGATGAGATCCCGGCGGACATCCGCCCCTATTTCGAGGAGGTTCGGGGTGCGTCCGTGGCGCACCCCACCTAGAGCCGTCAAACCGTTAACACTGATGCGTTGGCTCGTGCGGCTCGTGACACCGCCGAACGGTGTCGTGCTCGACCCGTTCGCTGGATCCGGCACGACCGCTGAGGCGTGCATTCACGAGCACAAGCGTTGCATCACCATCGAGCGCGAGGCGGACTATCTGCCGCTCATCGTCAACCGACTCAGCAAGCCGATCGAGATCGGGTTCGACTTCGAGGAACCCGCATGATGAACCTCGAACTACTGCTGAGCATCCGTGCCCGCCGCCGTTCGCACCGTTCCGCGTGGGGGCATCCACGACCACCCGCACCACCGAAACCACAACCCACACAGGAGAACCGATGAGCAACCTCACACCAGAACAACTCGAAGCGATCGCCAACATCGTCCTCGCATTCACCGGACCCCCGTCGCTGGCGTACTTCCTCGTGAAGGGGCTGTTCAAGTGATGTACACGGTTTCGGGGACGTGGCCCCATTACATCGTCACCGGTGGAACCGAACCACCGAAATGCTTCAACTCCACCGTCACCGCCGTCAAATACCTGGAACAGATTCTCCAGCAAGGCGACACCATCAACTGGCAGGTCCCATGAAAATCGGCTCGTTGTTCTCCGGGGCAGGCGGTCTCGACATGGCCGTGGAGCAGGCGCTCGGTGCCCGCACCGTGTGGCACTGCGAGATTGACCCCGCCGCGTCGAAGGTGCTGGCCCACCGCTGGCCCAGCGTGCCGAACTTCGGCAGTGTCACCGACATCGACTGGAGCACGGTTGAACCCGTAGACGTGCTGTGTGGCGGCTTCCCGTGCCAAGACCTGAGCTGCGCCGGGAAGCGTGCCGGCCTGACCGATGGCGATCGAGCGCGAGGCGGACTATCTGCCGCTCATCGTCGCCCGGTTGTCGAAACCAATCGAGGTCGGGTTCGACTTCGGAGACGCCGCATCATGAGCGACCCGAGGATCCGCCTGCTGTTCAGCCGCCGCGAGCTGATCGCGATGCAGCGCTGCGAATTGTGTGGATGGCACCCGAAAACGCAGAACCATCACCCTGATTGCCCGCGATACGAAACGGAGGAGTGACCGGTGCCTTGGTTCTACGTGGATGACGCGTTCGCTGACAGTAAGCCGGTGATGCAACTCGACTCCAGGATCCGCAACGAGGCCGTCGGGTTGTGGGTTCGTTGCGGTGCCTGGTCGGCGAAAGAAGAGACGGACGGTCATGTGCCCCTTGATGTTGTGAAGGGGTTCGGCGGCACGCCGAGACTCATTCGCGCGCTGCAAGAACAAGCAGGACTTTGGCAGAAACAGGGTTGCGACAACACGCAATACAAGGATGAGACAACGGTTGATACAACGAGAAAATCTCAACCAAAATCTCGCGAAATCGTGTTTGCCAACTGGGAGAAATGGCAGAAAACCAAGGCTGAAAATGAGGCGCGGCGAAGGCGTGAGGCAAAGAAGAAATCCACCTGGAGAGCTGGGAAAAAGGGCCGCGACTATGTGGCTCAGGATGGGCAGGTGTCCACCGGGGACATGGTGGTGGACACGGATTTACTGTCCACCGGGGACAGCATGGGGGAGTCCCGCTACCCCGACCCGACCCGACCCGACCCGACCCTTATTCCTTTGGTTACTTCTAGTAGGGGGGTTACGTCAGTAGACGCGAACGTTGATTCCCCCCGCCCCGAATGCCCTTACCATGAAACGAACTCAGAGACCACCAACTGCATCCCGTGCATGAAGCGTCGCAAGTGGGACAAGGAGCACCCGGATTACTTCAAGCGGCTGGAGGCTGAGCAACGCCGCCGGCAGGCCGAGGCTAGGCAGGCCGCCATTGATGCCTGCTCGTTGTGTGATGAGTTCGGGGATATCGAGATCGATGATGCGGTCAAGAAGTGTGATCACCCGAATGTCCGAAAGGCGGGGTCACTGTGAGGGATTGGCGTGGGACGACGGTTCATCAGGAGGCGTTGCGGGTGCGGTGCCGTGACTGCTTGGCAGGGATCGGTGAGCCGTGTGTGGTGCGGGATGAGAAGGGGCGTGTGGTGAAGGTGTTGGAGGCGTTTCCGGCTCATGCTCACAGGATCGCTGACAGCCGTTCTGCGGGTTCCCAAGGCACTGACACCAACCCTGCCCCGAAAGTCGCCCAGCGTGGCGTACAGCCCCCGCAATCAACACCAGGAGACAAGTGATGGCGCAGCGAAAAGGCGGATTCGACTGGATCCGGTCAAACTACGGTGTCCCGGCGAAGCGTGGAATGCGAGTCATCTTCGATGGACGACCCGGACGCATCGTGAGTGTGGACGGCCAGTACCTGATGCTTCACCTGGATGGTGATCCATGGGACTGGCGCACTCGTGTGCATCCGACGTGGCGCATGGAGTACCTGCCATGACGATGTTTGTGTCGTGTGCGGATGATCCTCGTGTCCTGGAGGCGGTGTCGTGCAGGTCGTGTGACATCTGCAAAGCACCCAAAGGCAAACCCTGTAGCAACACGATTCGTCCGGGTAAGCCGCTGCCCGGTCGGGTCATCCACTTCGGGCGGCTCACAGACAGAAACCGAGAACCGAAAGGCGACGAATGAACAACCCCGAGTTACGTGACGTACTCACAGAAGCCCTCAAGGCGCATCAGGTTTACCGGTTCCAGCGCTGGGACGACGACTCTATCCAGTGGTGGCAGTGCCACGGGTGCGACTTCAAGAGCAACACGTTCCCGATCAAGGGGATGAACCGGGTCGTTCTGGGCGAGGAGATCGCGGCGGACCACCATGCCGATGTCATTGCGTCTCTTCCGGGCGTGGCGGTAATCCAACTGCCCGAACCCGACGACGACCACGGCGACGGAATCGCATTCTGGACCGCTCAAGAAGTTGGTGTGGCGGACGGAATGGTGGTCGCACGGTTCGACCCCGGTAATGAAGCCATCTACTACGAGCCGTCCGAAGCGTGGGAGACGGTCGCCGTTCTCGCTGCCGCTGCTGTTGTAGCCGAGGGGGAAGACAAGTGAGCGGCGACATCAACGCCGAAGGCTTCATCCGCTACGGCGGTGACTGCACTTGCGGCGCGATCTACACCTATGGCGGACACGCGGAACCTGGCTCATTTGATCCGTTCTGCCCCGACCACGGAGAAGGCTGCGGTTGTGGCTACAGGGGAGGAAGCGTGAGCGACGGCAGGCGGTGCGCCCGATGCGGCCGCGCGGATTCCGTATTCGGGTCGTGGACTTACTTCGTCGCTCCGGATCGGATGCGGACGGTGTATCTGTGCCACGCCAACCAGGACGGGACGAAGACTGATCCGGACTGTTATCACCTGGCGACAACACTGCGTGATCCGATGCCTGATCACTACCAGAACCCCGGGGAGGAAGCGTGAGCGGGGACGCGCAGAAGATCATGATCGCGGTTCAGCGCCGACACCGGCGGACGTTAAACCTGGAAACTGGACACTCCCACTGCCAGGGTACGCGGGTGGGTGAATGTGATTTCCGCGACGGTTCGCTCGACGATTTCGAGGCCCACGTCGCCGCCGAGATCGACAGAGCCCTCGGAGGACTCAGGCGGGAAACCCGCGTAATCGAGAGCATCTTCGAGCTGGGCGTGCCAGAGCCTGCAACCCGATTCGTTACCCACTGGATGGAGATACCTGATGAGTGATGTTGTTGAGCGCGCCAAGGCTGCGCTGGTCGACTACGAAGTGGCGAAGGGGTCTCGGGTCGCGGTCGCACCGGGCCGGTCCTACCGGCTGCTCGCCGAATTGGTAGCCGAGGTTGAGCGTCTTCGCCCCAGGGGGGTTGAGACTACTGCTGATCTCGAATGGCTCCCAGAGGATTCCTGAGATTATCAGGGGTTGATTCGATGATCGTCGCCGTTTCTCCAGGTAGGCAGCCGATCTGACAGCGCACACATGTTTCCGATTACCGACACTCGTAGGGAGATGACGACTATGCCGACCACAGAGCATGGATCAGACGTCCAGCACTTGAGCCCTGAACACCGCGATCGTGCTTGGCGCGATAGGTTCAACGCCCGGTGGCACTATGACTACGGCGGGTGGATTCGTACCAGGCCGCAGGATGAGGCGTCGACCTTCGCTTTGATCCCAACCAAACACTACGGACCGTTCACTGAGGATCACTCGTGTCCTGCCTGCCTGGTGGTACACCCACCTGAGGATTGCCCCGTCCTAAGTGGAAACACCGACATGTTGGTTGTTTTCGATTACGACACCTCGCCCAACAAGGCACAAGCGGATACAGCTGACGATGACCCCAGATAACGTAATTCTCACCCACGACGGAGGAACCCTGCAGAAGACGAGTAGGGGTACCTGGTATTGGGCCAACGATGACCAAGACGAGAGCCTTCCAGGGGGCCTTATCGACTTCCTTCCCGCCCGCGTGCTCTACATCCCTACGGACTCTTTGGAGGAAGCGTGAGCGACCGCCCACCCATCCGGTTCAAGCGCCCACCCATCCGGTTCAAGCTCTCAGACGGATCGTCCTGGCCGCGCCCCGCAATGGAGTCGGACGAATACTACGGTGCCGGCTGGAAGTGCCGTTACAGCCCCGAATCCCTGACACGAGAGGACCTTCTGCAGCTTGCGTCAATTGCTGACGCGTATGGATACCTCCTTTTGGAGGCAACCCAAAAGCGGCGGGATTTCGTGTGTCGGGAAGCGCGCCGATGGGTTACGGGGGAGGAAGCGTGAGCAGCGAAGCCCAAAACCTCATGATCGAGGTGATCGATGCGCACGCCTACAACGGCGCAGACGTGGGGTTCGACATGTTGCGCGTCGAGTACTGCGTCTGCGGGTGGTCGGCGGCAGGCGACGGCGTGCACACCGCGCATGTGGCTTCTGAGGTTGATAAAGCCCTCGGAGGACTCACCCGTGAAGAGCAATGGGTTCCTGTAGAGGAATCCGGACACCGCTGGGCGGGTCGGAGCAGGGAGGTCGCAGAGGTCTGCCTCAAGGACTTCTCGGTCACGGGAATCTGCCACGACCCGGAGGTCGACTCTCCGCTTGTCCGAATTGAGCACGAGGCCCGCTGGGTGTCGGGATGGAGCGAGGCATGAGCGACGCGGACACCGCACGCCGCAACGGCTGGACAGTCGGAACGCGACTCGCCGGCGACGAAGGCCGCGGCGAAACGATCATCGAGATCACCGCGATCGGTGAGCAACACGTGCTGGCGAAAACCATCTCCCATGCGGGCCGACCGGCGCCGTACGGGGAGTCGCTGTGGACTTTCAGGTTCCGGGAATGGCGGGAGGTTCCGCGGTGATTCAGGTTCATTGCAGGGAGTGCAACCGTGTCTGGGGCCAGTCGTGCGAAGACTGCGCTCAGTGGAAAGCGGATCGTCACTCGATCAACACGGGGCATACGGATATTCACATCATCCCGGACACCACACCGGCACCCGCACGGGTGGATCAGGGGTGGGCGGAATGGCTCACGAAAGGACAATCATGACCAGCGAGTTACGTGACGTACTCACAGAAGCGATCCGAAAGCACCAGTGGGGCGGAGACATCCTCGGTTGCGGGTGTGGCTGGCGTTGGCCCGAGGAGCGCACATACTTCTGCGGCGAGGATGAGCGGATCGCCAAGGCGCACGCCGCCCATGTCGCTGACGCCCTCCGGTCTCTTCCTGGCGTGGCGGTAATCCAACTACCCGAACCCGACGAGTCTCGGTCCATGTCAGGCAACCCCGAGTGGTACGAGGACTCCTGGTACGTACGCCCGGACGATCAAGGAATCCGGGTAGCGATAGGTCGAAATCACCTGAAGACCGGGTCTGCTCAGAGACTCGCCACCGCCCTTCTCGCTGCTGCGGTTGTAGCCGAGGGGGAAGACAAGTGAGTGGGCGAGATCCGTATGAAAACAAGGAGCTTTTAGGGGCGATGCTGCTGGACGCGGCGGGACTTACGCCGCCCGAGGATTTAGCGCGCCTCCACAGGATCATCGCCTGCGAGCGATTCGTGAGCGCGTTGGTGGACTCGGGCTGCGCAATCACCCGCATTTCCGCGATCAGTGATCGCAGCGGACTGGCCGAGGGGGAAGACAACCATGCCTGACATCAACGTCTCGACCGAGGCGCTTGCCAGCGATGACGTATACCGGGGCGCACTGGTCGCTCTGCGTATGTGGCGTGAAAAGGGACGCGCCAGGGAGGACTGGCGGGAGTACCGCGACAGCGCCGTTGCTTGGCTGCGATTGGCGGCGGATCGACTGGAGGCTGTGCAGTGAGTGATGTTGTAGAGCGCGCGAAAGCAGCACTGGAAGCCCTGGGTGATAAGGGGCCGTGGACTATCGACTCCGAAGACGGCGAGCCGATTATTCACGAAGCTCACCACTATGACTCGACGGACGAGTGGTACGACGTGGACGGGGCGAACGGCGGGTGGGTGGCGCACTGCGAAGACCTCCCGGTGGCAGAGTTCATCGCCCAGGCGCGTTCGTTGGTTCCCGAGTTGATCGCCGAAGTCGAACGCAAGTCGGCCCAGTTGGCGGAATGGCGGGCACAGTACGACGCCATCGACGCCGAGAATGAACGACTCCGCGCGGCATTGGGCGATGCGTGGGACGACGGGAATGCAACAGGACTCGACGGATGGATCGGGCCTGGGATAGGCGATTCGCGAGGCGTGGATGACCAAGCTGTGTACAACCGCAACCGATTCCTCGACGCTGCACTCGGCAAGGGTGCGTCGCACGGACCGCTGTATCCGTACAAGATCCTCGCTGCACTGGATACCGAGGGGGAAGCGTGACCCGGCCTGAACGTGAAAAGGTGATCGCGCAACTTCGCGAATCCCTCGCCGCAGAGCTGCGCCGGCAAGCCGACGAGCCAGGAGGCGGATACGTCGACGACAGCTACAACGACGAACACTCGCTCGTCGTGGACACGGGTGTGGACCTGACCCGCCTTGCGGAGGCGGCGTTCGACACGCTCATCGAGGCATGGTTTCCGCCGTTCTAATGCCGAAACCACCTGAAACCCCCACCGAACACATCGAGTTCGCTCGGGAAGAAGCCCGTACCGGTGCGTACGAGTCAGCCCAGACGCACGCCCTTATCGCCATCGCACAACTACTCAACACAAAGGACCAACCCTGATGGGTATGTACACCGAGTTCTACTTCCGCGCCAACATCACCGATAGGCCAGCCACCGAACCCGCTTCGATCGTGGACTGGCTCTACGACAACATCAATGGAGACGCCGGATTCGAGCATCCATTCAACGACCACCCGTTCTTCTCCACGCCCCGATGGTCATCAGTGTTCATCGGCGGCGGCGCCGTCTACCAGGAGTCCCGTGCCCCAATCTTCAGACGCAAAAACCCATTCGGCGGCATCTCCTACAAACACCAGCTGGTCATCGCTTCATCGCTGAAAAACTACGGCGACGAGATCGCAACCTTCGTGGACTGGATCACCCCGCATCTGGATATGCACGTCGGCGATTTCCTCGGCTACAGCCTGTATGAGGACTGCTGTGATGACAGCGATCTCTACCGGGAGCATCCGCGGTTGTTCTTCATGGGTCGCGGTGAGGTGATCGCGTGACTTTGTCTGTGATTCTTGCTTCCCAGGCTCGATTCATCCACGAGAGCCCTGTTTGTCCGGCGTGTTTCCAGCCCCGTGCCGAGCATTCCACCGACTGCAAAGGACACCACAAATGAGCGTCGATGTCGGGTCGGTTGTGCAGTCTGAACCTAACCAGGAGGGGGAAACGAATGACTGATGCTCGTGTGGCTGCGTGGATCGCCGCGTGGGACGCGCTCAACGCCGCCACCAACACCCTGAAAAAATGCCCCATTCAAGACCCCGACGAGTATCGGGCGTTCTGCCAACTCCAAGCAGACATCTACGCCTACCTCGCCGACGTCCCGGCAGAGGTCGGTGTCGGCGCAGCGGAATGGCTTGAACGCCGCGAGAAGGAACTACGGGAACAGGAAGCGATGTTCAGGAAGGCATTCGACAAGTGACCCAGCCGATCGACACCGACGCCCATGCGGAAACACCCACAAAACCCAAACACATGAACCCCAACAAACTCCGCTACACCCTCTACCGGCTCACCATCGACTGGCTCCACCTTCACACCCAACTCCCCACACCACCACGCCAACAAACCCTCCGACACACCAAAACCCACACCTACGGACACCCCGCCGAATGGGCCAGCGACACCGCAGCACTCATCGCCGACATGCTCACAAGCTGGCACGACTACCTCGCCGAACAACGCAACGAAACCCCACCACCCCACGGAAACGAACAAAAACGAATCATCGCCGCCTGGAAATACCTCGAACCACGCTGCGAACAACTCACCCAACTCGTCACCCACGACGACCTCAAAGAACTACCCGACCTGCACCACCGAATCCTCCGCATACTCGGATACACCAAAGCACCCAAATACACACTCCCCGTGCCCTGCCCATCCTGCGGACTACTCGCCATGGAACGCACCATCGGAATGGGCGGCAACGACTACATCGCATGCGGCAACCCCGACTGCACCTACATCGTCCGCGACGACCCCGACGGGAAAAACTACAAATGGCTCATCCGCGTATGCCTCGACACGCTCATCGAGTCCGAACAACAACAAGCCGGTTGATCTTTCGTGTAAGATAACTGCCAGTAGAAGAACTATGCCCGCACCCGGACGAGCTTTCGGGTTTGTGGGCATTTTTCATGCTCACATCCGGGAAGGGACCCGAGCTAGATGGCAGGAACCGCAGTCCTCACCCCTGACGGTATCGACACACTCGTCACCGCAGCCGAAGCGGCCGCACTATGCGGTGTCACCACCAGCACCATCTATGTGTGGGTCAACCGTGGCACCCTCGCACCGTCCGGGAAAAACCGCACCGGGCACAACGTTTACCGCGTCCTGGATGTAGCCAAAGCTGAACACGCTACCCGCGTAAAGGCCAGGCGGCACCGATGAGTGCTTTCCCTGCGCCGCGCACACTGACCGAACGCATCCAAGGCGCGCATTTCAATCTGAAACTTGCACGGCAGGCAGGCAACCCGGACATCATCGCCGCCGCTGAACGCATACTCGACCAGCTGATTGACCGGTTGCCCCGCCCCAGCCAGGAGTAGTTGACATGCCAACCAAACATTTGCGGGTGTGTCCCGACCCTTGCAGCAAGGTTCGTTTCTCGGCGTGCAGCAAGGCTTGCCGACTCCCGAATGATATTGATCCGGAGTCGTGGCGCATCAACTTGCAGGACGGTGCGGGAACGATCGGTGGCGAAGGGTGGGCTGACAGAATCAGCGACGGCCTCGCAGGCGAATACCCCAAATGAGCAGCCTCACAGACCTCACGGACTTCCTTAACCGCACGCTGAACAACCTGGTTCACCCCGGAGACGAAAACACCAAACCCTTCCCGATCCTCCTGCCGGGACTACGAACTGTCAGTGTCCCCCCGGAACTCGCCGGCCAGTTCGCTGAAGAAGCAGGGCTGCCGCACCTCGACACCCCGAAACTGGTAGCTGAAGCACTCGCCGCGGCGATCACACAAAACTATGTGATCCTCACACGCGAAGAGCACGAACAACTACGCCAGCAAGCAGCCGACGCACCAACCGGGCACCGCGTCATCAACATTCGCACCACACCCACGGGCCAGCCTGTCCTGTCGATCACCATCGACAAGGCAAGCAACGATGTTGTTGTCCCCGCGAAAGCGTTGCAGAAAGCAGCTGAACAGTGATCCACATTGAAGTTGACGGGAAAGTGCTCATGCACGCCGATCCCGGCCAGTGGACCACCACGCCACCCGATGTTCAAGCGGTCCAGAAAGCTGGACCCAACGAGCCTTGGATGTTGCCGATCATGGCCGCGCTCGCCAAAGCCGCCACCCTCGCGATGGCCGGGGCGAAACATGAGGACACCACAATCCGCGTGACCACACGCAAGAACGGCTGGATGCTGGACTGCACCAATGGATGACGCCGCCCGCGCCCGCCTCGAACTACGCCGATCCAACGCGGCCCAGCCGCACCGAAACCGGCACCGCGAACGCAAAACCGGACGAACCACAGACCGCAACGTCTGCTACTGCGGCGACGCGGACTGCCCAGACTGCGGCGAATGGTACGAGTGACGAACTGAGCCCACACATGACCGACGTCGTGATCAACGGAACCCGATACGTTCCCGAAACCACCAACGGAACTCCAATCGGAATCGGAGTCACCACCCGAAACCGGAACACCATCGCCGACGAGACAATCGCCAAAATTCGCCGCCACACCCCCAACGCCAAACTCGTCATCGTCGACGACGCCAGCGACGAACCATACCCGGCAGCGACCTATCGGTTCACTCAACGCGCAGGCATTGCCCGAGCCAAAAACAAATGCCTAGAACTACTCAACGGCTGCGAACACATCTTCCTGTTCGACGACGACTGCTACCCGATCGCCGACAACTGGTTTCAGCCCTACATCGACTCGCCCGAGCCACACCTGATGTACCAGTTCGTCGACCTGGCCGGCGGGCGGAAACTCAACGACGTCACGAAGGTCTACGACGACGGACGCCACTTCGCGTTAACCGGTGCCCGCGGCTGCATGATCTACGTACACCGCAGCGTCATCGAAACAGTCGGTGGCCTCGACCCAGAGTTCGGCGGCTGGGGATGGGAACACCCCTCCTGGTCCGACCGCATCTACAACGCCGGCCTCACCACATTCCGGTACGGCGACGTGTGCGGCTCCAACAAGCTCATCCACTCCATGGATGAGCACCTCGAAGTGAAACGCTCCGTCCCCACCGAAGAACGTAAAGCCGTCGCCACCCGCAATGCCGAGTTGTACTGGAAACACCACTACACCAGTAGCCACCACATCCCCATCGTGGAACCTGACCGGCGTGTGGTGCTGACCTGCCTGCTGTCGAACAAACCTGACCCGCAACGCAACACACGCATGCGGCCCGACGTCAAACTTCTCGAAACGCTGATCAACTCAATCACCGACGCCGAAACCGTCGTGCTGTGCGACAACCCACTCACCCACCCGCAGGCGTCATTCGAGCGAGTCACCAGCCCAGTAGACAACCCATACTTCGCGCGCTGGTACCTGTACTACCAATGGTTACGCGCCAACCCCGACGTCCAATGGGTGTGGTGCGTAGACGGCACCGACGTCGAAATGCTCAACGCACCCTGGAAACACATGGAAACCGGGAAACTATACGTCGGCCACGAACCCGCCGTTGTGGGGATCGACTGGATGCGCGACAACCACAAAGCCACCCACCTGCAAACATTCATCGACACCCACGCCGACCGCACCCTATTGAACGCGGGGATCGTGGGCGGTGACCGGGAAACCGTCATGGCATTCGCACACGACATGATCGCCGACCACGAAGACCAACAACGACGCATCTGGCACAAAGAAGACACCAAAGGCACCATCATCGGTGACATGGCCACACTCAACTATGTTGCCTACACCAAACACGCAGACCGTCTCGTCTACGGTCCGCGCGTCGCAACAGTTTTCAAAGCTACCGAGCGCAACCCGTGGAGCTGGTGGAGGCACAAATAAACATGGACCAGAACCTGAAACCCGGCGACGACGTATGGGTTGACTTCGACGGAATCGAACACGAAGGCACCGTCGAGAAAATCCAAGCCGGAGGCTGGGTCAGATGCTCCATCGCCATCGACCCCGAATACGACTACGGCAGCATCACACCACGACTCACACCACACATCACCGTCGCCGTGAAAACCACACACATACGACCAAAGACCTCGTGAACAACGCCCGCCCAGCCGGAGCAACGTGGAGACACACAAATGGGCCTCGCAACCACCACCATCCACCGACGCACCGTGCACAAGCAGTTCACCACGCAGATCGCCTGGGAGAAAGAACTACAGGCATACCGCACGATGCCATGGGCCACGCCCAAACTCATCGACTTCGGGCCCATGTGGATCGAGGTCGAACGCTGCACCCCGATCCTCAACATCCACCCCAACTGGTCCCGGCGCTACGCTGAGCCGCTGTGGGATCTGCTCGCCGCCATCCACGCCGCCGGCTGGTGGCACTGCGACCCCTGCCTGATCAACGTCGTCGTACACCCCGACCGCGGCGTGCTGCTCATCGACTTCGAAAACCTCACCCCGGCAACCGGTGACCGCTCCTACGACATCTACGGCGCACGCGCCGCCGGCGTAGAGCCAGCGTGGCACGGGCCAGGACCAGACGGAGTCCACTGGGGAGGACCGTGGGACACATGCCCCGGACCATACTGGGACCACACATGACCTACACCATCGGCATCGTCGCCCACACCACACCGCCGCAGACGAAGCTCGCAACCGAACGCAACAAGCAGCGCTTCGAACGGTACCTACAGGCAGCAACACCCGAACAAATCCGGGCACTAACCGCCGGTCGATGAGAGGAACAGTCATGGCCGAAGCAGCATCTACCATCACCGTCGCCGTAACCCCAGACATGATCTCCGCTATGGATTCCGTGCGGGAGCTGATCTTTCAGTACAGCGAATGGCTCGACGCCGACCAGCACCTCATCGTCGGAGACGTCGCATCCAGCGACAAGCGCAGCCACGCCGAACTTGTCGACACCTTCCTGAAAGAACACGCAGCCAGCGGGCAATGACCTCGTTCGCCATCGGCATCGTCGCCCACACCACACGCGCAGAACAAGCCCACCAACTCATGGAAACCGTGGGCGCCGCATACATGAGCATCGACAACGGCGCACTCGGATGCGAAAACAACCACCGCAAAGTCTGGCAACACCTCACCCGCCACAACACAGACTGGCTCGTGGTGCTCGAAGACGATGCAATACCGTGCAACAACTTCCGCGACCAACTCACCTCCGCTCTAGCGGCAGCACCAAGCCCAGTAGTCTCCCTCTACCTCGGGCGAGAACGGCCCCGCGAATACCAACAACGCATCGCCAAAGCCGCCGACACCACAGCACACTGGCTCACCTGCCGGCGACTACTCCACGCAGTCGGCACAGCCATACACGCCGACCTCGTACCACACATGCTCAACAACCTGCCCGACGGCAATCCCATCGACGAAGCAATTAGCGCATGGGCACGCCACCAAGGCCACACCATCGCCTACACATGGCCCAGCCTCGTCGACCACGCAGACACACCACCAGTCATCGCAACCAGAAACGACAACCAGCCACGACCACCAGGACGCGTCGCATGGCGGCACGGCGGCCGCGACACCTGGACCACTGACACCCAACCAATCTGATGCCACGAGCACCCAAAGTCTGCCGACACGCAGGCTGCACCACACTCACCACAACCGGCACATGCCCCCAACACACCACACACCGTTGGGGCAACCACCAAGGACGCAAAGTCCCACACCGCCTGCAACAAGCCACATTCCGCCGCGACAACTGGACCTGCCAACAATGCGGCCGCCAAGCACAACCCGACACCGGCGAACTCCACGCCGACCACATACAACCCCGATCACGCGGCGGCACAGACACACTTGACAACCTGCGCACCCTATGCAAGGCGTGCCACGCGCCGAAGTCCCGCGCCGAGGCCCGCGGATCGAACACCTGATCGAACGCGGCCCGAAAGTTAGCTGGCGGCCCAAAATGTGCCCTGACCTGCGCAAACGCCGACACACCCGCAAGCCTCTGACCTGCGGAAACACCCCCCGGCTAACCCCCCCCGGGGGGGTCTGCGCGGCCCCGGAAGGCGC